ACCCCAGGTGGTAAGTTTGATTTTAGGGGTTCAATGCTTGACCAGGGTAAATGTTGGTATTGGTATTACGATATTAACCCATTAATTAAAGACGATTGTTTAGCAAAAAACAAAGATATTATTAAATCACCTTCTGATGTTCCGTTGGATAATATTTCATTTGATGATTTAAATGATCCAGCTAAAGTTTGGATCAGAAGATATTTTATTGCATTATGTAAAGAAACTTTAGGTAGGGTAAGAGGTACATTTGGTGGTAAAATACCAGTTCCAGATGCAAATATGGAAATTGAATACCAATCGCTTTTATCAGAAGGTAAAGATGAGATGGTTACACTTAAAAAAGAATTAGAGGATAGAATGTTTAAATTAAATCCAATAGAAATTCTTAAGAGAATGTCTTCTGAGGCTGAAGAAATTAATAAAGCCCTTAAATTTAGAGCATTCCAAAAACCAATTAAGATTATATAATGTTTTATACAGCCCTAGATAATAGTGATTATTTTGATTTAGTTGTCACAAAAGATTGTCGTGATTTTTATCGTAATTATAGTGAATGTAATTTAATAAACATTAATATTACTGAAGATCTATGTTCAACCCCTGGGAGTGTTCAAACAGAAGAAGTTGAATTAAAGAATATAACCCTTACTGGTTATGATAACTTTTTTATACATAATGGTGAAATATCTAACATTAATAATTTCACTGGTGATACAATAGGGTATACGGTTAATCAAGATATTGTTATTGATGTCGATAAAAATTTAACATATGTGGTCGAGACTGGGGATACATTCTGTTTTCATGAAATATCAGGTTATAGTGGTAATTATTGTTATGAGATCGATCATTTAAACCTTGATAACGGTGTTTACTACAACAAATTAAACGGTGGTTTTTACCAAGGCTTTTATAAAATATTTGGTGAGAACGTTGAATGGTATCCAGCCAGAGCAAAAATGGGTTGGACCGTTGACATGGTTGTTCATTTTCCTATGGACGTAACAGGTTCAACTGGAACTAGTGGTACTTCAGGAACATCTGGTTCTTCTGGATCTAACGGTACTAATGGAACTATTGGTACTTCAGGAACATCTGGTTCTTCTGGGTCTAACGGTTCTTCAGGATCTAACGGTACTAATGGCACTTCAGGAACATCTGGTTCTTCTGGATCATCAGGGAGTTGTGTAACTTTGAACGAGGTTTACCCAAATAATAGTGGTTTTATTTTTTATTTAGGAACAAGAGCTGAAAATAAATTTGCTGATAAGACTGACATTGAGATACAAAAATTTGAAAATAACTATGAAATCTTACCGTTAAACACAACAAACTTATTCACCTATAATAATTTAATAAGTTTAGATGGTTTAACCAATTACATTGGTTATTTTAACTATTATAATGGTTTAATGTATACTGGTAGAAATTACACAACAGATTCTCAACCTTTACAATATCATCAGGAATATAGCGATTTAACTTATAATGCATTTGGTATAAGAGTTACCAATGATGGTAGAATTGGTTATAGAACAATATACCCAACTGACATATGTTACACTGGGGCGACACAAGAAGTAAGCGGTATAACAAACAACTCATTTATAATGGAACCCGATGATCCTTGTGTTAGTCATACAAAAGCTCTTATTATTACAAAATACTTTACCATTGAAGAATGTTATACAAAAAAACCAGTTATCAATGTTAATGAAAAAAAGTTTTTAAATATAACTGGAGTGTTTGAAAGGGATTTTGGATATGGTGATAATTGCCAGTTAAAATACGGTGACTATAAAAAAGGAACCTTCTCAATTTACCTAAACGGATTTCTAGTTTTTAGAAATAAAAAATTTGTTGAGGTTATACCACATGAATTAGATACCGATGCGAAATACCAAGAAGGTGTACCGTTTAATATTTCATTTGGTGGTGGTACCCAAAGTTTAATTGATGCTGTTGTGTTTGATAAGACAAAAGTACTTGGTACCGTTTTAGAAAGATTTTTTGCTGGAACATTTTTAGGTGGTGTTAAATCATTTAAAATGTATTGTGTACCTTTGTATACTGTTGAAGTTAAAAAAGAACTTAGAAGTATTGCAGGTATATATAACTTACCAATAATAAACGGTGGAAGACAAATATTTATAAAAAACCTATTCTAATGATATTCAGTATAAGACAAAACGCGACATTACCTATTTTGAAAATGAAAGTTTTCAGAGATGGCCGCAACGATTTTAGACGTTTCGAAGAGTTAATCGAAAATTGTGTGGTAACATTTGCCATGAAAGATGAAAAAACTGGTATATACAAAGTTGCAAATAAAGCGGCAAATGTTGTACTTGAAAATCCTTGTGACGAAAATGGTTACAAAAACTATATCATAACATACCAATTTACAAAAGACGATACCGACAAACCTGGGGTGTTTCTTGGTGAATTTAAATTAACCTTGTTTGATCTAGCCGACCCAACTGAAGTTTATGGTGAGTTAATAGCACCAATTCAAGAGGAATTATACATACACATCCTCGATTCATTCGTAAAAACAGATATTATTTAACCTTTTTTTGTTTTTTTAAGTTTTATACTTATATTTGTGCCAAAATAACGAATTATGGCCGAATACAAAATTTCCCTTGAAGAAATAGAAAAATTTTTAAATGGACACAATGATGAGAAATACATTGTGAATGTTGAGTACGATGCCGAAACTAATCTAATCCATAAGGTTAAACAAGATCCTGAAAGAGGTAACTATGTCGAAACAGAACCGTTACTCGCTTTCATGTGGATTAAAAATCTTAATAAGATTAAGGAATTAACCAATTTTTATGGTAATAGCGATTCAAAGATTAAATCTGCTAGACAAAGATTTGGTATTGAAATTAAATCTTTAGGTGGTGATCACCCAAAACTACTTGAGGGTTATAGATACTTGGTCACTTGTAATCAAGGTAATAAAAGAATGTTAGATTTCTTCAGAGAAGGTGGCATCTATGTCTATGACACAAGAAACGATATTAGATCACACTTTTTAATGATATCACCTGTTGAACAATACTTTATACACACTGGTAAACGTTTGTTTAAAGGGTATGAAGAATATGATGATATTCATAAATTTATATTTGACTTAGAGACAACAGGTTTAGATCCACATATCAATAGGATATTTTTGATTGGTGTCTATACTAATAAAGGTGTTAAAGAAATTATACCAGTTGAGGATGATGATGAATCTGAAAGACAAGCAATTACAAAATTCTTCGAGGTTATTAATGACATTAAACCAACAATTATTGCTGGTTATAATAGCGCTAACTTTGACTGGGATTTCTTTTTTGTTCGTTGTCAAAAACTTGGATTAAATATTCAAGATATAGCTATAACACTTAAACCAGGTGAGCTTATCCAAAGAAAAGAAAAAAGCGTACTTAAACTTGGTAATGAGGTGGAAGAATATACACAAACTAATATGTTTGGTTATAGTGTTATTGACATTATCCACTCAGCTAGGCGTGCACAAGCAATTGATTCAAGTATGAAGTCAGTTGGTTTAAAGTATGTTTGTAAGTATAACAAGATTGCCAAAAAGAATCGTGTTTACATTGTTGGTGATAAAATTGGTAATACATGGTACTCAAAGGATAAATTCTATTTTGACGATAGAACTGGTTCGTACACTAAAACAAAACCAGCTTTAGAGTTTATGGATTACATTCGTAGAGAAGACATCCAAGCTAATCCAGATAAAATATTTGTTTTTGGTGATAACATGACGAGGCAAGGACTTGGTGGTCAAGCAAAAGAAATGCGTGGTGAACCAAATGTTATCGGTGTTGTAACAAAACATTCACCAGAATCAACACCTGAATCTTATTTTAATGACAAAGATTTTGATTCCATTAAAAAATATATTGATACTGATATTAATCAGATAATTGAAAAGATTAAAGAAGGTAAAACTATTGTGTTCCCTAAAATGGGTATTGGTACAGGTTTGGCTCAGTTAGATATGAGAGCACCAAAAACTTTTAAATATCTAATAGATTTATTACGTGCATTACGTGATTATATTAACACCTTCCAAGAAGTTGACGGTAAATATATTGTTGAGCGTTACTTGGTTGATGATTTATGGGAAACCATGGAAGTTGATGCCGTTTATAATCAATCATCATTCTTGTTGGCTAAATTGGTACCGACAACGTACCAAAGGGTATCGACCATGGGTACAGCTGGGTTATGGAAGTTATTGATGATGACATATTCATTTGAAAATGATTTAGCGATACCTGTATCAGATGTTAAAAGAGATTACACGGGTGGTTTATCAAGGTTATTTAAAGTTGGATACTCAACCACTTTAAGAAAGATGGACTACAATTCACTATACCCAGCTATTCAATTGGCTCATGATGTATTTCCGAGTGTTGATGTTAACGGTGCAATGAAATCGATGTTAAAGTATTTCCACACTGAACGTTTTAACGCTAAGAAATTATCTGACAAGTACAAAAAAGAGGGTAATTACCAATTAGCTGACAAATATAAACGTAAACAGTTACCACTTAAGATCTTTATTAACTCGATGTTCGGTGCCCTTGGAGCACCAATGGCTTTCCAATGGGCTGAAATTGATGTCAGTGAACGTATTACATGTACGGCAAGACAATACCTTAGACTGATGGTTACATTTTTTGTTAAACGTGGTTACACACCTTTGGTACTTGATACGGATGGTGTGAACTTTATGGCCCCTAAAAACGGTGAGCACTATACATATATTGGTAAAGGATTAAACGATGAAGTTGAAGCTGGTAAAGAATATACAGGTGTTAAAGCTATAGTCGCTGAATTTAACGATACGTACATGCGTGGTGAGATGGGCCTTGGTTTGGATGGTATTTGGCCAGCAACCATAAACCTATCAAGAAAAAACTACGCTTTATTAGAAGATGATGGATCAATTAGTTTAACTGGTAATAGTATCAAGTCAAAAGCTATGCCTGTTTATATTGAGGAGTTTTTAGCTAAAGGCATGAAAATGTTATTAAACGGCCATGGTTATGATTTTGTTCAATATTACTATGAATACGCTGAAAAGGTTTATAATAAAGAGATACCGTTAGCAAAAATTGCCACAAAATCTAGAGTTAAGAAATCAATAAACGCTTACATAAATCGTGGTGGTGATAAAAATGGCAGACAATTGGCTAAACAAGCTCACATGGAGTTAGCGATTAAACATGATATTGATGTTAATCTTGGTGATACAATTTATTACGTTAATAACGGTAAAACAAAATCGCATGGTGATGCTCAAGAAGATAAACACGGTGAAATGTACGCAACATTAGTACCAAATGATATTATTGAGAACCAACCAGATTATATTGGTGAATATAACGTACCAAAATATTTGGAAGCCTTAAATAAAAAGGTTGAACCGCTATTAGTTGCTTTCTCTCTTGATGTTAGAGATAAAATTTTAATTAAAAAATCTGGTGAAAGAACAATGTTCTTAAGATCTGAATTAGATTTAGTAAATAACCAGCCAACCGATATTGAAGACCAAGACACCTTGGAAGAATTTTTCACACCATCCCCAATGGAAAAAGAATTCTGGGCTAAAATGAAATATGAATCTGATTATTGGTTTTCAGATGAAATAAGATTTAAAATACCTGGTCTAGATGAAGAATTTACGGTTTAGTTGAAATATTACTCAAATCACCGATATTTATAGTAAAATATCGGATGAACACTAATAAAGATATAAACGAATTTATTGATGCAGATGGTGATATAATTAGTGGTGATAAAAAATACATTAATTACGTTAACACCACTCATGATACAACTGATGCTACTATTTTAAAAACTAGACAACCGTTTGTTTTTCAAAACTATAGAAGATATTACGGTGAATCTGTATTACCTTTTAATAACGAAGCAGATTATTGTAAAAGCAACCCTAAGAAATTCTATGAATTTTTGGGTAAAAAAGGTATGGAACATACTTTTGAGGATTATTTTACTGAAGTAAAACAAAGAAAAGATGTTAAACCTGTCATTGACCCCAAAGATAAATTAAAAGAAATTGCCAAAGAAAAAGCGTTTAAAATGCTTGAGGATCTTATTTCAAAAAGAACGGACAATGATTACCTTATTTCAAAGAATATGCCAACGAGTATAGAGGAAGTTAAAGATAAAGAAAAATTGCTTTTTGATAAATTTGACAAAATTCTTGAATTTTTTAAGAACAACTTAAATGAAGGTGAGAAAAAATTATTAATGTCTTATTTTGAAGACTCATTAAAAAATGGATAAAAATTCAAAATTATATGAGGTAAATTCAAAACTTATCGGTATGACTTATGACATACCAGATGAGGTTTTGATTCATATTAAAAATACATTAAAAAAATTTAAAGACCACAAAACAGTTAAAGGTTATAAAAGAGCTAATTTTTTGGTGAATAACCCAAATCAACCGTATGTTAATTTAGCTATGATTAAATCATATTTTGATAACGTAAATAAAGATGAGGTTAATCCAGTTGAATACGCTTTAAACGGTGGTGATGTATTAAATGTTTGGGTTCAGGATCTCATAAAAAGAGAAAAAGAAAGAGTTCAGGGTAATAAAGTTGCTAGGACAAATGCTGGTATGAACGGTCAGTTTAGAAAAGATTCTGAAGGGGATGATTTTAATACCGATTTACCAAATAACGTAATGGATACGCCAGACATAATGTTTAATAGCGCATTACTTGAAGATATAACTAGAATAAAAAAATTAATAAATAAAATATAATCATGGCAGATAACATTTTAAAAGTACCAGCATCCACACAATTAAGACAGGTTGCTGATCAAGAACTAAACGGTAAATTAATACCAGTTAATGAGTATAAACCAAACTCTTTTGAGTATAGCTCAACAAACCCTAACGCACTTAGTGGTGACGCTAAGGGTAAAGGTGATATCGGTAACACCACTGATGTTGAAGAAAGATCAAAATTGGTTGCTGTTAACAATTATAAAGACAGTAATACATATCCAGATTCATCTGTAGTTTAATTTTTTTTATTTATGCTTATTATTGAAAACACAAGTGGTAACAAACTCGACATATTAAAATACGCAATTGAAAATAAATATTCAATTGTATTTTGGTATAGAGGTGTTAAACTAGGTGACCCAAATGAAAAAGGTTATACACGCCAAAATTATAGACGTGTTGAACCCGTGGCTTTGGGTAAAAGTGATAAAACAGGTAAAGACATGTTAAGAGCTTTTCAATATAATGGTGCGACAAATACTAAAAACCAAGTTTATAAAACATTTATTGTAGATGAAATAAAAGATGGTAGTATACAAATGGTTTACGATTCAACAGGTAAGCAATTAAGAACCTTTGATACTAATAACCAAAGATATACAGATAAAAACGGAAATAGCGCTGAATTTAGGTCAAATGGTAATGATTTAAAAATGGCTTCTGGTAGATCAGAAAAATATGTAGATACTAGCAAACCAGCTGGACCAACAGACCCTAAATACGCTAACATGAATTATAAAGAACCAGAAATAAAAAATAAACCAGAACAAAAACCAGTGGAACCCCAACCTCAAGGACAAAATGTCCCTGAGAACCCAAATGACAAAGAGGTTGTAACTGAACATAGTTCTGGATTCTTAAAATGGATATATAACATATATGGATAATCAAGATAAAGCAGCGTTATTAGCACAAGGAATTGCTAAAGCAAGAATAGTAATGGAAAAAGTTGAAGCCAATACTGGCGGTAAAATGGCACAAGATAGAGGTATGTCGGGCATGAATAGAGAAGTTTATTCAGACAACTACCAAGAACGTGAACCAGAATATTTAACCGAAGAGCAAGTTGCAGCTAGAACAAGAAATGCTGGTGGTGGTGTACCTAAAAACACTATGAAAAACCTGTCATCATCAAAAATGCCTAAAGAAATACTACAGTCGTTCATCGATAATCCGATTGTTGACCCAACGGTACCAGTTGGTATGGATAATTTAATGGAGCAAATCGCTAAAGCACAACCTAAAATTAGACAAATTGATGAAGTTGTACAACCAAGATCAGTTGCACCAGCTCAATCAGCCCCAGCTTTAACAATGGATAGGGAGTTAATTGAATACATTATCAAAAAAACCGTTGAGACTGTTCTTGAAGAACAAGCTAAAAAAACTAGTATTGATGAGAATTTTCAAATTAAAATAGGTGACAAAATATTTGGTGGTAAATTAAATGTTTTAAAAGAAAATAATAATAAATCAGTTAAAAAGTAAAATTATGAAAAAAGAACAAGTATTAGGAATCGTAAGACACGTATTGACGTTTGTTGGCGGTATTTTAGTAGCAAAAGGTTTGGCGACAGATGTTTTGTCTAATGAATTAATTGGCGCTGCCATGACATTAGTTGGTGGTATATGGTCAATCACCTCAAAAAAATAACTCTTTAAATAAATAAACAAATGAGTAATAATATAATAAAATTTTGTAAAAACAAATGCTGTCCAGTTATTGAGGTTCAAGAAAACGCAATTGTATTGGGTGATAAAGAAGGACCAGAAGGAATAACAACATGGACTAAAACCCAATTTGCTGACTTTGTTGAAGCGGCTAAAGAAGGTAAATTTGACGAAATTGTTAACGAATCTTAAAATTAAGGTTCATACTAAGAAAAAATAAATTATGGGGAATTTAATATTCCCCATTTTTTTTGTACTTTTGTTTGATTTTTAAACCTTTTTTCCTATTATTATGGAAACATAATATAAAACCTATGAGTAAAATTAATATATTAGTACAACCAAACGATAGAGCTGGTTCAGGTAAATATCGATGTGTAGACCCACATGTAACACTACAGAATAATAACGCGGATGATTTTTTTGTTGAGATTAATGAAAACGTTAATTTTAATGATGATGGTTACCTAAAAAAATTCCAGTTGTTCTTTTTCCATAGAGCCCCAGGTGGTAATTATTTACAAGGTGCTGAAATCATCAAAAAAATTAAATCATTTGGTGGTAAAGTTATTATTGACTTAGATGATCACTGGGATTTAGATCCATCACATGGTTTATATCAAACAGCAAAAAAAAATAATATACCAGGCCACACGATTAATATCGTAAAAGAAGCTGATTTAGTAACCGTGTCAACGCATTTTTTACAAAAAGAGGTTTTAAAATATAACAAAAAATGTGTTGTTTTGGCTAACGCAATAAACCCAAATGAAACACAATTTAAACCAAAACCAAGTGAGTCAGATAGGTTAAGATTTGGCTGGTTAGGTGGCTCATCACACGCTAAAGATATCGAGTTATTAAAAGGTGTACCTCAAAGGTCAAATGAGTACGGGGATAAGATGCAAATTGTATTATGTGGTTATGACACAAGAGGTACTGTTAGGGCTCAAAACCCTGAAACAGGTGAAATGATGGAAAGACAAATGCAACCTGTTGAAACAACTTGGTTTATGTATGAAATATACCTAACCGATCATTTTAAAACGATTAAAGATCAGGAATATATTAAACATTTGTTGAAATTTGAGCAAGACCTAAATTACGATGATACAAATATGCCATATAGAAGAATATGGACTAAGCCAATTGATACATACGCAAAGGGTTATAATGAATTTGATGTGGCTTTAGCACCGTTAAATGATAGTTCTTTTAATAAATATAAATCCCAGTTAAAGGTAATTGAGGCTGGGTTCCATAAAAAAGCTATAATAGCTCAAAATTATGGGCCTTACACCATTGATTTGGTTTCTGCAATTGAAAAGGGTGGCGGTTTTAATTCAAAAGGTAACTCTTTATTAGTTGAATCAAGTAAAAACCACAAACAATGGAGTCAACACATTAAAAGGTTAATTGATAACCCAAATCTTGTTGAAGATCTTGGTGAAAAACTATATGAGACCGTTAAAGACAGGTATGATATAAATCACGTAACAAAATTAAGAGCTGAAATTTATAAAACATTAATATAATATGAGTAACAACAGATTAGAAGATTTAAACATGGATGATCTTTTTGATGATGAAACAAAAAATGAGTTGGATAGTATTCTAAAAGAAACCCAGCACATGATGGGTGATTGGGATTATGATCCAGCTACAATGACAATTAAATTGAAGGTTTCTTTCATTAACAAATCGAATAACCCAGACCCTACTTATGAAAAAGAAGGAGATAGTGGTTTTGACATCAGAGCTTTTATTGGTAACCCTGTTGATATTGAGCCAGGTTGTAGAGCTTTAATAAAAACAGGTTTGTATTTTGAAATACCTTTGGGGTATGAATTACAAATTAGATCTAGAAGTGGTTTAGCTTTAAATAACGGTGTTATGGTTTTAAATAGCCCTGGTACTGTTGATTCTGGATACAGAGGTGAGATTGGTATTATTTTACACAATACGGATAAATTAAACCCGTTCTATGTACACAATGGTGATAGAATAGCACAAGGTGTTATTGCCGCTGTACAAACAATGGGTAAAACTAAATTTATAAAAACAAACGAACTATCAAGTAGCGATAGAGGTGCTGGTGGTTTCGGTTCAACTGGGGTTAGTTAATGATAGTATTTAAAGACCAAATAAAAGCTTATAAAGCAATCACAAGTGATATCTTAAACCAAATAGAATATAAAACTGTTTGGTCAGGTAAAAGAATTGATATTGGTGATAAAGTTTTATATGCGTTTGTATACCCTTTAAATTCAGAGGATTATAAATTAGCAACGTTTCTTGAACGTGAATTAGGTGAAGTTAATCAAATGTTTACCTATCTTCAAACAATAAAAGGTATTATACCAGTATTAAAATATAAAAATGATAATCTGGTAAGAGATTTAATCATAGAAGAAGAGAATGAGTCATAAAATAAGCGTTGTTTTCTCAACAAGAAAGATAGATGAAAATTTTATTGAGCATGTTAAGAAAACCTGTATGTATAAAGGTGTTGAAGTTTTACCATATGAAAATAATGGTGAATATTCTTTAACGGAAATATACAATAAAGGTTTAAAAGATGCGTCAAGCGATATTATTATTTTTTGTCACGATGATATCCTGTTTGAAACAAAAAATTGGGGTGAAAAGGTTTTAAAAGCTTTTGAAAAAAACCCCGAATACGGTATTCTTGGCGTTGCTGGGACAAACCATATGGTTAGTGGTATGTGGTGGGAAGTACGTAGTGCAATGCATGGTACAGTAAAACATACTGACGGTACAAAGGTATGGGCAAACAAATACTCCGAAAATTACGGTAATCAATTAAAAGAGATGGTTGCTGTGGATGGTTTATTTATCGCTGTTGACAGAACCAGAATAGAAAATATTTTTGATGATCGATTTAAAGGTTTTCACTTTTATGATATATCATTTTGTTTATCAAACTATATTAATGGTGTTGATATTGGGTTAATATCAAACATAACAATATTACATAAGTCTGTTGGTCAGGTTAATGAACAATGGGTTGAAAATAAAACTTTATTTGAAGAAATATATGGTGGGGAATTACCAATTTGTTTAAATGAGAATAATAAACATATTCTTTTTGATAAAGATTTACCAAAAATTGATATGTATGTTCTTTGCTGGAACGAAGAAAAAATTATACCTTACTTTTTAAAGCATTACGAAAATTATGTTTCAAATATATATGTCTATGATAATAAATCAAACGATGGTGGTACCAAATTATTAAAATCACACCCAAAGGTTACCGTAATACCATATGATACCAAAGGTGAGATTAGGGATGATACTTATTTACAGATAAAAAATAATGCCTGGAAAAACTCAATTGGTAAGGCAGACATTGTTATTGTCTGTGATATGGATGAATTTTTACATAGCGATGATTTAAAAAAATCGATCATTAAGTTTTATGAAAGTGACTCAACTATCATTAAACCAACTGGTTATGACATGATTGTAGATGAGTTTGAATTTAATTATGGTGATGAATTAACTAATCTTGTTAAAACTGGATATAAAAACCAACTATTTGATAAACTAGTTATGTTTAAAACAAAAAATATAACTGAAATGAACTATAACGGTGGTTGTCATGTTGCAGCACCAAGAGGTAATAAAGTTAAATTATTTGAAGGTGAATTTTTACTTTTACATTATAAAAGACTTGGTTTAAAATATTTTTTAAATAAAATGTCACTTTATAAAAAAAGGTTAAGTGAGTTTAATAAAAAATATAAACTTGGTTATGAATATGAGTTTAATAAAAATAAACACACTGAAGATTTTAATGAATCTTTGGGTAAAATATCTGATGTTATTTAGTTTTCATAACTATTTAAATTAAAAAATATTATATGGGATTTTTTAGGATTAAAAAAACAACAAAAGATAGTGATAACAATCAGGTTATTTATGATAAAACAGACAATTTTATAAAAGAGGAAAGATTGTCCGACACAGAAAAAACAACAATAAAAAAAAGCTATGTGGATACAAATAAAAGTGAGTCGTATATGATAAAAAAAACAGTAGTTAAAAAAAATAATCTTGTTGACGTAACAAAATATTTTGAAAAAAAAGAACTTGTGGTTGATTACTCTTTACCAGAAGTTACAGAAAATTTTGGTATTATAGACAATATTAATACAATCACACCTTTCCCTTTTAGACAAAAAAAATTGGCTGTTTTTATCCATATGTTTTATCCAGATCTATGGAGTACCTTAGATAGTTATTTAGATAACATTAAATGTAAGTTTGATTTATATATTAACGCTGTAATAGATAACTATGATAAAGATGTTATACATAAGATAGTTGATAAATATCCTAACGCAAAAATTATTAAAAATATTAATAAAGGTAGAGATATTGGTGGTTTAATAACCATGTCAAAGTATATAATAAAAAATCAGTACGATTCCGTTTATTTTATACACACAAAAAAAAGCCCACATTTAAAAAGTGGTAACACTTGGAGAAATGATATGTTAATAGCGTTAATGGGTGATGAAAACAAAGTTAATAATCTTATTAAAGATATAAGGTATTATGAGTTTGGTCTGATAACTCCAGGTTTATATAAAACAAATTCCATGGGTAGTAACCACAATAATTTAAGAAGATTGATGCAGTTATATAAAATTGATTATGACTTAAAACAATTAGAATTTTCAGCTGGAACATTTTTTTTATGTAGTGCGGAATTAATTGAACAGATAGGTATGCTAACGGATTTATCATATTTTGAAGATGGTTCTGATCTTGATGGGCAAATGGCTCACGCATTTGAAAGATTTTTACCTATTTTAACAATAAAAAAATTAAATAAAACTATTAAATATGTCTAAACCAAAAATTATTTGTTTTTACCTTCCGCAATTTCACCCTTTTGCTGAAAACGATCAATTCTGGGGTCGTGGTTTTACTGAGTGGAATAATTTATATGATGTAAAAATATTCCATAAAAACCAAAGATTTATAAGGACATCATCCGAATTTGGTGATTATGATTTACGGAGCTATGCCGTAAGAAAAAGACACGCTGAGTTAGCTAAAGAACATGGTATAGACGGGTTTTGTTTATATCATTATTGGTTTTATGGTCACCCAGGTAATAAAGTTATGTATGAAGTTGCTGAAAGAATGCTTGAGGATGGTGAACCTAACATTAATTTTTGTTTTGAATGGGCTAATGAACCCTGGACAAGAACTTGGGATGGTATGGAAAAAAACTACCTAATAAAACAGGAATATGGTACTGAAGAGGATTGGACAGAACATTTTAATTATTTATTAAAATTTTTTAAACACAAGAATTACATAAAAGTTGATAATAAACCGATGTTTCTTGTTTATAGAATGGGTCATTTTAAAGAGTTCGATAAATTTAAAAAACATTTTGATGATTTAGCTAAGAAAGAAGGTTTTGATGGTATTATTTTTTCACAAACTTTAAACCATTTTAATGAAGATGGTAGTAATGATGGTGTTAATAAAAATGCTGATGCGTATATTGAGTATCATCCAATGTATGTTAATAGGTTTTCTGAACCAGAACCAGAAAGTAATGATAATGTAACCATATTTTATGCACCTAAAAAATGGGAAAACATAACTAACCTAAAAAAACCAAATGATGTTGGTATTAAACCTTATATTCGTGGTTTTTATAGTGGTTGGGACTCATCCCCAAGAGCTAAAAACAGAGCATCAACAATTGATTTATACAACGACCCAAAAAACTTTGAGTTTTATTTAAAGAAACAATTAGAAAATGTTGTTAATGATAATAATGAACCGTATAATTACTTATTTATTTTTGCTTGGAATGAGTGGGGTGAGGGTGCTGTAATTGAACCAAGTGATCTGTATGGTAACCAATATTTACTGGCTATAAAAGACGCATTAAATGGTATCAAATAAAGTTTGTATAATAGCTTTAAAATATTTAGAGTCATACTGGGAGTCAACACAAAAAGATATAGTTGATTCAAATTTACCTGTTATATATGTTGATAGGGAAGGTGTTGGGTCTATGACAAAAGCTTTTAATTCAGCTATACCAGAATTATATAAAAATTTTGGGGATAACCAACCTGAATATTTATTTTTTGTAACAAATAATAATTTTACCACAGCTACTGTTAATAGGCTAATAGACTCAATGGATAAAACTAATTTTGCTGCAATACATCCGTCACATAATAGTGACCATCCTTCACACAAAAATAATAAATCTGATCAGGTTATTGAAACAAAATATATTGAGTGGACCTCACCAATTGTTAAAACTGACCTGTTTTTAAAATATCCTTTAAATGAAAATTATTATTATTGGTTTTTTGATCTGGTTTGGAGTTATGAAATCAAAGCGCTTGGCCACAAAATTGGTGTCGATCATGGTGCTTTTGTGGATCATAGGTATCTTGTAAAAGATTTATCAGATCCAATATCAAAAAAAAGAAAAGAATTAAGAGATACCAGAAATGTGGTAGAACATCAAATATTAAACGAAACCTATGGGAATAACTGGCAATCAATTTTATTATGATTAATGAAGTAACTAAAATATTAATAGATTTTGATGGTGTACTAACCGATGGTAAAATATATTATACCCATAACGGTGAACAATTTAAAGGTACTAACACACGTGATGTTAGGGCTATTAGAGAATTAATATCATATGGTTATGATGTTATCATATTAACCGCAAGTAATTGGCCAGGTTCAGAAACTTTTGCCAAAAAAACTGGATCAGAGATTGTTATATCAAAGGATAAAAAACTTTTTGCTGATCAACTAAACGAAAAATTTATTGCTATTGGTGATGATGTGTGGGATCTTGGTTTAATAGAAAAATCAGACAGATTCTTTGCACCAAAAGATTGTGATAGAGCGATTCGTTATAATAGTGATAAAATTGAAATACTTAATAGTAAAGGTGGTGAAGGTGTTATAGCCGAGTTAGTATGGTTATTATGTAAATAAATAAATCAAATATATGAATACAAGACAAACAAAAACAGCAACTAGAAAAACAAGAAAAAGATTAACGCCCGAAGAAGAGAGTGAAGCTTTTGAAGAAATTAATAAAGCTCATATCGGTAATGTTCTTGATAAGATGAAAGTTGACATCAAGTATAAAACACAAAATCAAAAAAAATTAGTCACTGAGATAAAAAATAAGGAAATTGTTATTTGTTCTGGGTTACCAGGTACAGGTAAAACCTTCTTATCTTGCGCTGTAGCGTTAGAACTTCTTAAAAGTGACCCAAGATACCGAAAAATTGTTATCGTTAAATCTGTGACAACTTTAAAGGATGAAGAGATTGGGTTTTTAAAGGGTACCATGAAAGAAAAGATGGAACCGTTTATGTATTCTTTTATGCATAATTTTGAAAAGGTAATTGGTAAACACAATGTTGAGCTTTTAAGAGCTAACAATATGATCGAAGAAATGCCAATTGCATATATGAGGGGTATTAACATTGATAATTCAATTACAATCATCGATGAAGCTCAAAATATCTCTATTGACAATATTAGAACAATTATGACTAGACTTGGTGAAAACTCTAAAATGATATTTTTAGGGGATGAAAACCAAATTGATATGAAAAAGAAGGGTGAAAGCTCTTTAAATTTTATCATTAAAAAGTTTAGTGATTTTGATGAGGTTGGAACAATCACATTGGGTGAAGATGATGTTGTTAGAAACCCGTTAATCAAAAAAATCGAAAAAATATTCAACGAAAATAAAATGTAGACTTTATTTTAGACCAAGATCATGTTATTTTTATACAAAAATAATAAATAACTATGGTAATAGGTATTACAATAAATAACATTCTAAGAGAACATATTAGTAAGTTAATGGATTTATATGAATTTGAGTTTGAAAAAGAACCCATTTTACCTATAAATCCTTTTGACTTATCCAAATCGTTCCCAGACATCGAAGGGGAGATTATTGACACTAACTTTGAAGTTGATAAAGAGTTAGAGTTATCTGAAAATAAAAAAGACGCTTCTTTTAACCTAAGTAGGTTTATGTATGAAGATGCGTGTTTTGAGGTATTTGGTCGGGTTGAGGAAAGTCAACCTGGTATTATTAAACAAATATGCGACTTCTCTAACAAAAACAAGATTAAAATCGTTTTATTAAATAATGAGAGTCAAAGATCTAAGTCAGCAACATTATTTTTCCTAAGTAAAAATTACTACAACCTAGAGCAAATAATCTTTCCAAGTAAATGGAAGGATTTTTGGTTGTATTGTGATATTTTGGTTACTGATAATCCTAAACTATTAAAAAACAAACCAAAAAATAAGATATCAATAAAACACAAAAATGATTTTAATGTTGATATTAAGTCAGATTATACTATAATTAACAATGAAGAATTATTTAAAATCCTAAAAAAATTAAAGAAAGAACAAAATGGAAAAAACTAACGAAATAGTTAAAAACATTGAATCAGCTATAAGTAAGATTCAAAACAAAGAACAAAAAATTGTTTTTTTGGTGCCAGACACTAAAGGTAATGCTAAATCAAGTGTTATTCATCTGTATAAACAAGCGCTAACACTTAAAAACTTGGGTTATAGCGTTAGTATGTTACACGAAAAAAACGATTACATTAAAGTCGGATCATGGTTAACACCAGAATGCGATGAATTAGAACATTTATCGATTGAGGATAACAACCTTGTTGTAGGTGCATCAGATTTTATTATTGTACCAGAAGTGTATGGTACTGTATTTGAACAAATTGAAAAAATGCCCATTGAGAAAATTGTCTACGTACAATCATTTGATTATATGCTTGAGGCTTTTGCTCCTGGTAAATCTTGGGCTGATTTAGGTGTTGAAGAGTGTATCACAACATCAAACTCACTTAAAACAATGATTGAAGATACTGTACCAGTTGAAGATGTTCAATTTATCGAACCAACTATTTCAAATGAGATGTTTACTTTAAATGATAAACCACAAAAACCTATCATTGCAATATATTGCCGTGAAGCTAGAAAGGCTGCTAAAATGATTAAATCGTTTTATTTGAAATATCCAATCTACAGATTCGTATCCTTTAAAGATATGCATACAATGCCACAAGATACTTTCGCTAAGAATCTAAAAGAATGTTGTGTTTCTATATGGATTGATGACGACTCATCATTCGGTAGATACCCAATTGAATCTATTAAGTGTAACGTACCTGTTATTGGTAAAGTACCTAATATCATCCCAGAATGGATGACAGATGAAAACGGTGTTTGGGTTTACGATGAAAATCAAATACCAGAGATTTTATCTAGCTACATTAAAAACTGGTTAGAAGATACTTTACCAGAGAATCTATTAAATGTTTCAAAAACAGTTGAGGGTAAATACACCGAAGAGATTTTCGAAAAAAATACTAAAGAAGTTTATGAATACCTTTTTAATAAAAAGATCTCAAAACTAGAAACAATAAAAGAAAATTTTAAAAAAGAAGTAGAACAAAATGAGCAAAACTAATTTAACCGTTATAATTCCCGTACATTCAGTTGCTGATATCGGGAAACAAAAATTTGATGATTTATTCGATATCGCATTATCATCAATTAGTAGAAATGAAGTTAAACCAGAAAAGGTTTTAATCGTAAGATGTAATTGTATTGAGGTTGACGCTAAATTAGAGTCAATGGACCTATCAAAATACGGTTTAAATGTTGAGATCATAGTAAACGATGGTGATACCGACTACCAAAACCAAATAAATTACGCAGCAAAACATGTTGACACCGAATACATGTCAATTTTAGAGTTTGATGATGAAGTATCAAAAACATGGTACGGTAATGTTAAAACTCATGTTGAAGCGTATCCAGAAGTTGATATGTTTTTACCTATTGTTAATGATGTTTCTGAAGATAACGGCTTTATAGGGTTATCAAATGAAGCTATTTGGGCTTATAACTTTAGTGAATCACTTGGTAATGTTGATTTAGAGTGTTTATTAGAATATCCTAATATTAGCCCTTGTGGTATGGTTATTAAAACAGCTATTTTTAACGAGATTAACGGTTTTAAACAAATCAAATTAACATTTAACTATGAGTTTTTATTACGTTTTCATAAAAACGGTTACAAATCAATGGTTATACCAAAAATTGGTTACAAACACGTTAACATGAGAGAGGAATCCTTGTTCTGGTTATATAAAAATAGTGAAGCTGTTGAATATAAGATGAACCCTAAACAGGCTTTATTTTGGATGGAAACCGCTAAAAAAGAATATTTGTTTAACAATGATAGGTATATAATATATGAGGAAAATGACGTTAGTGAGTAATGGCAAAACAGAAAAAAGATCGCAACTACTATGGCGTAGAGCAAGAGAAAGCGGTGGTCATGTTTCTGGAAGCTAAAACGGTTGGCGAAAGAGAAAAAATTTATAGAGAATTCTTACAAGAACCTATCAATACTATGATAGAAAGTATTATTAGAACCTATAAATTATATAGACAATCATACGAATTCCACGATTTACATGCTGACACTCTGTCATTTTTAATGACAAAATTTGATAAATTTAAACCTGAAAAGGGTAAAAGATCATTTTCGTATTTTGGTACGATATGTAAAAATTACCTTTTTGGTGAAATGGTTAAAGAATATAAGAAAACAACATCTATTGTTGATATTGATCAACATGAAGGTGATATTTTAAAAAGAGACGAATTATTATATCGTATTGATAATGAAGATCTTGACTTAACAATTTTTATTGAAACTTTAACCACCAATATAAAAGATGAATTAAAATCAGACGATTTAAATGAAAATGAATTTAAAGTTGGTCATTCTCTGGTAAAGATACTTGAAGAGTGGCGTGAATTGTTTTCACAAGTTAATGAGGGTAAAAATTCACCAAAATTCAATAAAAACTTAATATTATTGTATATCCGTAATATGACTGGCCTAAATACCAAAGAAATTAGGAACAGTATGAAAAGATTTAAGTCATTATACCGTATTTTTAAGGACAATTATTTAGATGGTTGATATTTATATTAAATAACATTTATTATGATACCAAAAAAGAAAAAAGTTGACGTTTCAGAAGATAGCATGAAAGAGCTTATGCAAGAGACTTATAATGAAATTGTTGACGAAAGAAATAGAGCTTTAACAGCCTATAAAAAATTTACAAAAGATATTAACGAAAATTCTGATATCGCTTTGGTTGGTAAAATCACTAATGATTTATTAAAAATAATCGATTCATCCATTGAAAAAAAACTAAGGTTAATCAAAATACAGGGTGATATTCTATATAAATCTGGTAGACCATCTGATGCCGCTGCTGGTAATATGACAATTACCGATGATGATAGAAAGTGGGCTGAGGATTTTATCAAAAGTCAAGCAACTGCAAGTGAATCGGATACGAATGAAAAAGAGTATGAATAATAATGGGTTCACAAAGCGAAATATTTTCAAGATATAGGTCACTCGTGGTTTCTAATAATCAGAAACCATACGCTACCGATGCACAAAAAAAATTAGATAAATTAGAGTTTGTTGACTTTTTAGTTGAGTTAGTAAAATCAACCAGAGGCCAAAAAGAATTTAAAAGTCTAATATTAAAAGGTAGTTTATCCCAATTAAAAAAATTCGATGATATTAATAAGATTATTATTGATAATTTTATTGCTTTATTTGGTTGTGACACTAATTTAATAATCCCACAAAAGTATACAACATTAGCAGTCGGTGGTATAGAAATGACCAAACAAGAAATTGATTCTTTTGGTTTGTTAAATATTGATCCAGATAGTAGGACTGGTAAATTAATGTATGAGGGTAATGATATTACCAAGCACGTAAATTATTTTTTTAGTAAATCACAAATTGCTATAAGCGACTCACCTTTAGTACTTAAAAAAGGTAATAGAGTATTATTTACTATACACGCAAAAGATTCATCAACATTCGTATTTAAATTTGGTGAATTTTACTCAAAAAAATTATACGGTGATTTTTTAAATGACTACATGGGTGTAGTAACACCAGTATTTAACTTTCCTAATTTTATGGCTATATTAATGGACATATTAACTGGATCGGTATCCACCAAATCAAAGTTAAATAAAAAAATCATAGTTAAACAAAGCGCTTTAATTAAAGGGTTAAAAAAAATGTTTGGTTTTTGTAATGAAAATGATGATGAAAAGCCAGATGCATCAAATAAAAATTTCCTAGATAAAGAGTTTAACCCATCAGACGCACAAAAAAACGGTGAAGATAGTGGTGTTTTAAACGCTGACGCTGATTTTGATAATGTTTTTAATTTTAATAAAAAAGAATTAGATGATATTGAAAACACTGGTAATCTTAGGGCGAATGGTTTTTTAAGATTTTCTTCATGTGGTAATCTAGATATTGCCATAAATGCAGATGATATTATAAATTCTTTAGAGGAATTATTTAATAATAGCCAGGGTGACAGATTAATCTTTCCCAACGAAAATCCGCAAAATGTTACACCGCAATCAAATACCAGTACAATAGATAATTCTAAAAAGATACCAAGCTTAGATCAAGCATCTGATGTATTAGATAGAGCCTTAAAAAACGGTATTAATGATGTTGTTAATTCAGGTGAAATAAATGCAGCAATTAATTTACCTAATATAAACGCTGAAATTCAATTAAATATTTTAAAAGCAATACCATATGCTATTATGCAAATGATTATGACACCTAAATTATTGGTGGTGCCTAAATTATACTTGGTTTTAAAAGGTGATAACACAAAAAAATCACCAGAAGAAATGATATCTTTTATGAGACCTTTAGTTAAAAAAATCGGTAGTTTTGTTACAGATTTATTAATTAAAAATATTTTTAATATGGTAAAAAAAGATTTGATTGGTTTAGCTAAAAAAATTAGCGCTGATTTCTTAAAACAAAGAGGTCTTGATTACATATCTTCATTAAAAAGTTTATTAGCTCTTTTAAACGCTTTAAAAGGATTCAAAGTAGGTGGTTGCCAATCAATAATTGATCAGATACTTCGTTTACTAAAGTTATTGAACGTTGTACCTATGCCGCCAATACCACCACCGTTAGTTTTACTCGGGGGTGCTTTAAAACCAGGTTTAAATCACGTATCTATGATAAATGACCTTAAATCTAATTTAGGTGAAAAGGGTATTGAAACAGCGGCAACTTTTCCAGACGGAACACCAAATCATCTTATCATTGCTTTGGAAGAAACAATGAAAATTATGGTTTCAAACATAAAAACAAACGCAAAGGTTGAGGTAACAACAGTAGGTGTTGGTTTTACAACAGGATTTGGACAAATACAGTAAAATATGAATAACCCAAAACTAAAAGAGATTTTTGAAAACGTTGATAAAAAGTCAAATAAAGATTTGGCAACACTATTGGTTGCCCTAAAAAATGATTTCGAGGATGTTAAAGAAACCGTCCTAAGATTAACAACAACAATGGAAGAAGTTGAAGTTACTTATGATAAAGTTTATAATGAATTAAAACAAAGATTAAAATTCGAGGATAAAAATGAAGGCTGAGTTTAGTTTAGGTATTTGTTTTAACAATGGTGATCCCTTAAATTTTGGGAGAATACTTGTTGCCTCATATGAGGATTACAAGGGACACGTTTCCTATACATCTATTGAGAATGCAATTAGTTTATTAAACATAGGTTCAGTAAAATACGATAAATGGAGTGATAGGGGTGGTGTTACCAGTAAAATTGGTGATCCATATCTAGCGTCACCATTTTTGCCTAATCAAATATCAGTTATACCTAAACCTGGTCAGGTTGTTAGATTAATTAAATTTGATGATGGTACTGTTAATTATATTGGTCCTGTAACACAAAATCCTTTAAAGCTAAACACAACATATTTTGAGGAAACTAGTAGAAGAAAATTTCCTGTATCCGATGACATTTCAAATAACGTTAACGACACAGTCTTTTCTGGTTTTAATAATGAACAAGTTTCTTTAGGTAATGACAGAATTCTACTTAGATTAGATCACATAGATAACCAGGATAGAAAAAAAACATACCCAGTATTTCAAATATCAAAATTTACAAAAACAACAAATTATACTGTTAAAGATGTTACTGAAACAAAAAAACCAGATGTTTTTTTGGATTATATCGTTGAAATAACATTTGATTATACTAGAAAGGAAGCTCTTGACAGTAAAAATATTGTATGTAACATAAACTTATATAGCACTTTAGATATTGTATCAAAAATTGTTAGAGGTTTAATGAAAAAAGATTATAATAGCTTTCAAAACTATACGTCTGGTACAAACTATAATCAATATATTGTTAATCACACGTTAGAGTTTAATGATATCGAATCAATGGATAAAACTATTGAAGATATTATTTCAGCTTACAAAACAAAAAAGATTAAATTTTATAACCCACAAACAGTTGGCTCACAAAGAATTGAATCCGCTAGTAATATTATAAGTTTAGTTAATAGGATACCTTTTAGAGCGAATAGTTCTGGGGCAAACCATGATACACCAGATGAGATCTCTGATTTAAAAAACTTTGTTGTTAGGATAAATCCATACAACAGGGATACGTATACAACACCTAGTATTGAATTACAAACCCAACTTGGTATACCAGCAACACAACCAACAGATTCAACATCATTGGATTATGTTAGATTTAAAGAATTTAACACTTTTATAAGTAAAATTAGAAAGTACAATAACGCTAGATTCTTAGGTGATCAGGAATTACAAGCACCTGTTACAACAACAACTAAACAAACACAATCTTCCGTAAATGATAAAGAGGTTACAGTAAATGTTAATTATGCTGATAAATTTTTATTTTTAAGCAGTATTAACTCAAGGGATTACCTTGAAAGTGCCAATGATGGTATGAGTAAAGAAACTATTTCCAAATTTTTATCAAATCTTTCTTCGGACGATTCGGGTAGGAGTTACGAAACTTATGGCCATGTTAGGGGTGAAAAAATACTAGACCTGTTAGATCAAATACTAAGTGTTTTCTTATCTCACGGCCACTCAATTGGACAATCTGAGGGTTCTTTAAGTAAAAACGCGGTTGCATTGGTTGCAGAATTAAGAGGGCAAATTGCCCAAGAAATAAACGGAAACACAACAAATTCCACAACAAAGATAATTAATCATAACTTACGTATTAATTAAAATATTTATTACTATGGGTATATACAGAACATATTTTGATAAAAACAACACCATTCTTAGAGATAGTGACGTAAACACTGGTAAAAACCAAGTGTCAGAACTATATTTTGGTAATCTCATCAGTAGGTTTTTATTCTATTGCTCGTTTGATGAGATTAAAAATCTTGTAACATCTGGTGTTATAAATCCAAACGGAAATGTAAAACACACGTTAACAATTAAAAATACTAGTAATTTTGATATTAAAGATATTTTAAGTATTGACAACAATTTAATGTTTGGTGATTATTATCGACCAACATCTTTTGACCTTGAGTTGCATGATGTAAATCAATTGTGGGATGAGGGTAATGGTTATGATTTCGCCACTGGGATTAAATCGTTTCCACAGAATATTGAGTATATTTTAGGCCCATCTAACTGGACTAAAGCTACTAACACGACTAATTTCTCAACACCAGGTGTTATAAGCGGAGCCACCCCAATTGCCGTACAACATTTAGGTTTCGGTAATGAGGATATTAAAATGGACGTTACTGATTTTGTAAACTCTTTATTAACTGGAACCACAACTGGTACAACTTATAATGGTTTTTGTTTAAAATATTCAGATGCTATTGAAGCTTTGACATTCCCAGATAATAGGGTTTGTGCTCTTGGTTTATTTACAAGACACACACAGACATTTTTTGAACCCTACATTGAAACAACATATGATGACCATATTGATGACGAAAGGATAAGTTTTTATTTGGGTAAAGAAAATAAATTATTCTTTTATTCAGTTATTAATGGTAAATTAGAGAATTTAGATCAATTACCAACCTGTACAATTAATGGTACTGGATATACTGTTAACCAAAAAACAAAAGGTGTTTATTATGTAACGGTTGATGGTGATGAAACAAATTTTGTTAGTTACACAGAATATAACGATATTTGGAGCGATATTATTTATAATGGTAATGCTAGACCCAACGTTAAACTAAGGTTTGTCCCAATTGACGCTGATAAATATTATAACTTTAATATAGATGCTTTGGATGATACTAGATATGGTTTATCTTTGAGTGGTATTAAAGTTGGTGAGGGTTTACAACAAGGTGAACAAAGAAAGGTTAACATCCTTTTAAGAAAACCTTACACAGTTTCTGAATACTACGTTAGTAATAGTGTTTATTATAAACTATATGTTAAACAAGGACCAGCTATTATTGATATTTTTGATTGGCAGCCAGCAAATAAAGCGTTAAATAATAACTATTTTACAATTGACACAACCTGGTTGGTGCCGCAAAGATATTTCGTTGACATCAAAATAGAAACCAACGGTGAGACAACATTACATAGTAATGAACTACATTTTGATATTGTAAATAAAGCGTAATATATGTATTTAATTTATATAAACCCACTTAATAAAAATTTTAAAGGTCAATACACCTACGAGTTTATCTTTACAAAACGTTTGGATAATGTTGAGTACGGTGATGACTGGGATGTTCAACCAGCATCAAGCGGAATACCAACACCACCAAATGTTAAACAAATTGAATCAATCGGTATGCTAAAATCAGATGATATTGAATTAGATTTGGCTTTGAATTCGGATACATTCTCAATGTATGATTGTGTTGAAGGTATTATAGCAATTGGTTGGGAATCAGAATCACCTGAAATTGATGATAGATTGGTTTTTAGATACGGTGAAACTATTGAATCAGTAAAAGAAAAAATATACAGTAGGGATAAACTACTAACAATAATAAATAAAGAAGAAATCGATAAATTTTAATTAAAAACATGGAAACAAATAATAACGCAATAGGTGCAGTAGCTGCCGCAGCAATTGACAACCCAGGGGAAGTAATGCAAAGTTTGGATAATTTAAAAAATACATTACAACAAATTTCTAATACAGCTAGTGGTATGCAAACAGAAGATGATTCTGCTAGTCAGTGGTCTTTTGAGGATACCATTGATGAGTTAATGTCTAAAATTTCGGGTTACACATATTACGATTTACCATGGACTAAAAGAAATACACCAAAGGGTAGTAGTAATAGATATAATATTGATGATGAATCTGGTACAGTTAAAGCAAATGCGTCTGAAGAAGATGTTATTGAATACGCTAACACTGTTTATCATTATGATATGTCTGATAATGAGTCTGAGGAATTTAAAACTTTTGATGACGCTAAAAACGCCTTAGAAAACGAAGGTAATTTTAACGTTGTTAATGTTGCGGATACAAAACAAATAAGTTTATTCCCAACTGAAAAAAAGAAAGAAGTTATGGAGCCAGCAAATACTATTATTAGTAAAATGGATGATGCAGCTTACACACAGTTTATTAACGATATTCAAAACCCTTATCTGAAAGCCCAAATTAACCAAGCAGTTGATTTACTAAAAGCTAATAAACAAAAAGAAGCTTATTCAAAATTAAGAGGTTTATTGGATAATTTAAAAAATCTTAAAGAAAGTTTGGTTAATTCAAAAACATTTAGTATTATTGCACAGTCAGAAAAACCAAAATTGACAAAATCAGATATTTTGGAATTTGTTAAACAACGTAAAAAATAAATTTGCAATATGAAAAATAATCAAGAAAACCCAACACAAGCACCTGTTGAAACACCAGTAAAGACACCCACGCCAGTTAAGGATCCATCAAAAATTAACATCCCTAACCCAAAAACAAACCCTGGTCGACCAAAAGCTTAAAAAAAATTTGTTTATTTAAAAACTTTTACTTACATTTGCCTTGTTAATAATAAACAAGGCATTTTTTTTATGAGAAAATCAGGAATACAGTTGGGTGATTACCCTAATTTTATCGCTAAGGCGACAGTTGATGCGTTATCCAAAAGAACACATCCTTTGGCTAAAATGCCATACTACGACCAATCCACACACCCAGAGAGGTGGAGAGAGGAAGTTATTGCATCTGAAAGATATAAAGAGTTGGTCGACTCTTATAGTAACACATTTGGTATAGACAAATCACAACTAAATCCAATGGAAGTTATGATGTGTGCAGGTTCTGCTAATTATATTGCAACAAATAAAGAGAGTGGTAATAGACCAAAACTTTGCAAACTTGCTGAAAAAATCATAAGAGAAGAATGGTTTCTCGGTAAAGATGAGGTTATTTTTGATTTAGAAATATTAGAGCCAGGTAATATTAAACTACCTGAGGAAACAAATATGGAATCACCTTTAACTGAAGAAGAAAAAGAGGAAATTGAAAATGAAATGGAAGATGAGGTTGTAAAAAGAAGAACAATTAATGGGTTTGCACAAGGTGCTTCATTAAGAGGTCACTATTTATTTCATTTATATAGTTCCGAAATTGAGGAGATTGTACCAGATATTACTGGTTACTACCAAAAAGCTTTAATTGCTAATGACTTGTTTTATTATTTAATTAGCGATGAGATGTTTCAACAACAAATTGAAGCTGATGATTCTAATAACGCAGGTTACGTTAAGCTTGACTTTAGTGGAGAAACACCTAAAATTATAGCAAAAGCGATTAATTTACCGATATTAATCCATGAAATGATAAAAGGTATTATATCTTTATTATCTGTAGCTGGTTTACCAAAAGAAAACTCAGATAAAGTAATTGATTATACTGATACAATTATTTCTGAATTATGGGATATTCGTTTATTCCCTGTTATATGGGGTAATTTTCACGCTTTAATTGATGAAGAAGATTATGACATTAAAAAATTAATCTTAATTGATCTCTTCAAAAGAGATGCTGAAGATTTTATTGATTTTATGTCGTTGTTAGAGCATCGACCTGATTACGCTAAAAAAGAGATAAAAGATATTGTCAAGGAAAAAAGAATGGAAATTATGGAATATAATTTTATTAAAGATGACCTTGATAATTTTGATTTAAGCGATTTAGGACTATAATAAACTATTTATATGGAAAGAATAGACCTTGGCAAAACAAATTACCGATAAAAAAGAGTTACTATTAGAGTATGCAAAATGCTCTCAGGATTTTTGTTATGTCATAGAAAGTTATTTTGAGACATTTGATAAAACCAGAGAGGGTTATGTCCCTTTTGAGCTTTTTGATGGTCAAAGAAAACTTGTTGCTAATTATAAAAAACATAGATTTAATCTAGTTTTAAAATATCGCCAGGCTGGTATCTCAACAGTAACAGCCGCCTATTCTGCTGTACTTACAGCTTTTGCTAGTCCAGATAGACCTGAGAAGGTTTTGATTCTTGCGAATAAACAGGAAACAGCGATTGAGTTCCAAAACAAAATCATTAACTTTATCAAACAATTACCTGATTGGGTAAATGTTTCATTTGATAAATCATCACAAAAACACGTTAGATTATCTAACGGTTCCGAAATTAAAGCCGTTGCAACATCCCAGGATGCCTTGCGTGGTTATACACCAACTGTTTTATTAATTGATGAAGCTGCCTTCGTTGAGGGTGGTCAGGAGTTATGGACAGCGTGTCTCGCTTCAATTGGTACTGGTGGTAAAGCTGTATTAATCTCAACTCCTAATGGATTAGACCCAATTTATTATGCTTCATATGAAGGTGCTATCAAAGGTGATAACAGTTTTTGTGTTACCCATTTAAAATGGTGGCAAGATCCACGATTTAACAAGGATTTACGTTTAATCAAAACTAAAGATATTGTTGACTGGATCCAAAAACCAGCGTCTGAAAAAGATGAAGATATTATTGAATCGGTTATTGATTTACACCAAGATGTTATAGCTAAATTTATTAGCGATGGTTATAAACCACACTCTACATGGTATGAAAATATGTGTAGAGATATGAACTTTAATAAACGTATGATCAACCAAGAGTTGGAGTGTGCATTTATTGGTTCTGGTGATAACGTTATTGAGGGTGAAATTATTAGAAAACAAGAACAAGAAAATGTCATCGAACCGATTGTTAAAGATAAGGCTTGGGACAGTAATTTATGGATATGGAAATTACCTGAAAAAGGTCATAGATATATTTTAGCTTTGGATGTATCTCGTGGTGATTCCGAAGATGCTACTGGTATGTGCATTATTGATTATGATACGTTTGAACAAGTTTTGGAATACCATGGTAAAGTTCAACCAGATATCGCAGCTTTAATAGTTGACCAATACGGTAGGATGTATGATGCATTATCAACTTTTGATATCACAGGTGGTATGGGTATTGCATCAACCCAAAAACTTAAAGATTTAAATTATCCTAAAAAATTATTACATTACGATAAAGAAGGTGATAATAATAGTATGTATTTTATACCAGATGAAAACTCTATCCCAGGTATAAATTTTGCATCAAAAAACAGAAGAAGTCAAATTGTAGCTGCTTTAGAAGAGGCTGTTGCTAGAGGTGGTTTTAAAATCAGAAGTGAAAGATTGACAGCTGAGTTAAAAAAATTCGTTTATAAAAACGGTAAGCCAGACCATATGAAAGGTTCACACGATGACCTTATTATGGCTCTTGGTATGTGTCTATTTGTAGCTAATACGTCATTTAAAAGATTACAAGAATCAGATAATATGACCAGAGCTATGTTAGATAGTTGGAAGATAACAACTAATAACGTAAAAACGGAAGCAGACTATTTATTAAAAGACGTAACTAGCTCACCAAATCCAGATAAATCATATTACAATTCTGATGAATTTACGACAAATAATAATATGATGAATACAAGGGAATTTGGCTGGTTATTTGGCGTAACTAAACCTAAACCTAATAATTAAAAACAACTAAACAAAATGGCAAACATAATTAGACAAGCTAGAAGCAGTGGATTCGGGTCAACATCAATCGTTAGAGGAAGTGAACCAAAAAATTTCGATAAAAAAGACGGTATAGCATTACAAAGAAATGTTGATGCTATTAAATGTTCAATAGAATCTGATGGTACAACAACATACGTGCAAAAAAAAGAATGGGATCAAGATGTAGAAAACTACAAATTTCCACCATTTGTAGAATGTGAATACGTAAATTAAAAATATATGGCAGATAATAGATTAACAATATTTCAAAGATTAAATAAGGTTCTCGGTAATGAAGTCGATGGCCCAAAATACGTAATTGACCCTAGTTCATTCAATGGGTTAAGTGGTAATGATTTGGAACAAAAAAAGTTAGAGGCACAACAAACTCTATACCTACAAAATCAATGGAAAAAAATTGATAATGAACTTTATCAAAAAGCTGTTTACTATGAACCAACAAGAATTGCATCATATTACGATTATGAGGCCATGGAATATACACCAGAAATTTCTGTTGCGTTGGATATTTTTGCTGAAGAAGCTACAACAGCAAATGAAAGCGGTAAAGTTTTAACAATTTATTCTGATAGTACCAGAATCAAAAAAGAATTAACAGATTTGTTTGAGAATGTGTTAGATATTAACGCTAACCTAACATCTTGGGCTAGAAACGTATGTAAATACGGTGATAATTTTGTTTACAATAAAATCGTACCTAATCAGGGTATTGTTGGTGTAACTCAATTACCAAATATTGAGATGACAAGATCTGAACCAGGATTTTCAAAAATCACTAGTTTAGGTGATCAACAAAAAGAAAAGAATATTAAATTTTTCTGGAAAGATAAAAATGTTGAGTTTAATTCATTTGAAATTTCCCACTTTAGATTACTTGGTGATGATAGAAGATTACCTTATGGTACATCAATGCTTGAAAAAGTAAGAAGAATTTGGAAACAATTATTATTATCTGAAGATGCGATGTTAGTTTATCGTGTTACCAGAGCACCAGAAAGACGTGTTTACAAAGTATTTGTTGGTAACATGGATGATAAAGACGTTGACGCTTATGTTGACAAGATTGCCAATAACTTCAAAAGAGTTAATATGGTTGATAATAATAATGGTCAGCAAGACACACGTTATAACGCATTAGCTGTCGATCAGGATTATTTTATACCTGTTAGGGACCCAAGCCTTGCGATGCCAATTGAAACGCTTCCTGGGGCTCAAAACTTATCAGAAATAGCTGACATTGAGTATATCCAAAAGAAAATGCTTGCTGCCCTTAGAGTACCCAAAGCTTTTATTGGTTTTGAGGAAACTACTGGTGATGGTAAAAACTTGGCAATCCTTGACGTACGTTTTGCAAGAGCTGTACATAGAGTACAAAAAGCCCTTATCCAAGAATTAAATAAAATGGCTATCATTCATTTGTATACTAAAGGGTTTACGGATGATTTAGAAAACTTTACGTTAACATTAACAAGCCCATCTACTCAAGCCGAAATGCTTAAAATCCAAAACTGGAAAGAAAAAGTTACATTATATCGTGACGCTGTTTCTGACGCTGGTAACGGATTCTCAGCCATGTCAATGACTTACGCTAAGAAAGAAATCTTAAATATGAGTGATGATGAGATTAAACTCGACATACAAAGACAAGCTGTTGAAAAAGCTGGTGGTGAAGAGCTTAAATCATTGGGTGAAACCATTAAACAAACTGGTATATTTAGAGATATCTATAAAATATACAAAATTGACCCTAATAACATGACACTTGGTGGTGCTGGTGGAGATATGAGTGGTGCTGGTGCTGGTGGTAGCATGGGTGGTGATATGGGTGGTGGTGCTGAAACTGCTGGTGGAACTGATTTTACAACCCCGTTAGAAGTTCCAGGAGCTGAGAGCGGTGCTGAAATACCAGGCCCTGAAACAGCAGCTGCGGCCCCAGAAGTGGGTTCTGAGTTACCAGGTACCGAAGAAGAGCCTTTAGCTGAGATAACAAAAAGAAAATTAGATGCTAAAAATAGACTAATCAATGAGTCACTTAAAAAAACAATTGATGAAATTGACGATTTATTAGTATAATTAAAAAATAACCGATATTTATATAAAAATATTAAACAGATGTTTGGACAATTAAAAGAAAGTATTCTTTCAGATTTAGAAAAAACCTACCAAGAAAAAGGTGAAAAAGATTTTAAAAAGTCTTTTTCCAAGTATGTTAAGGTGTTAAAAGAAAATAATGTATTAAGAGAATTTAATGAGGTTTACAACTTATTAAATACAATGAGATTTGAAAACGAGGATATTGCAAAAGAATTCGTTGAGGAATCAATTACACATTTAAAATCTTTTGATTTAACAAAAATTGACGCATTAAAAACTTTAACCGAAAACATTGTTATTGTTAATAATGTTATTAGTGAAAGTATCGACCAACTTGTTTTTAACAAAAAATTATCATTGGTTGATAAAGTTAAACATAAAACAAATTTAGTTAAAAATTTAACAAGAGTTGATGAAAATATTGTTTCAATAAAAGAATCAATAGATAAAATTAACGAAAGTTTGGCTGATAAAATATCAAAATTAAACGAGGAACAAGTTAAGGTTTTGAATTTATTCGCTGAAAATGATGAATCTATTATTAATAACTATTACACAACATTAATCGAAAGCACTCAGAATATGGTTGAAAAAACTATAAATAAAGCTGATGATATTATTGTTGTTAAAAAATTATTAGAAGTTAGATCAAAGTTAAATGAGATGAAAAATCAAAAACCATCTTTAGATGTTATTGATACTGTTCTTGATTTAAAGAAAAGTTTCGAATAAACACACATTCTACAATAAAAAGTAAAGCCAGGGTAGCGAATCCTGGCTTTTTTTGTTCCATAACTGGAACGGTCCTAAAACACCGCTTATAGCGGAATATCTTATTTGGTTTCCTCAACCATAGTGTCAGCTTCAGTTGACGAAGCTTCAGCATTTGATTTAGCTATTGACACTTTATGACCCGTATAGTTTTTATAACCAATTAAAGCGGCTCCAATCATGGTAAAAGCTACCGCTTGATTAATTACGTCCATACTTTTGTCAATAAAAATTCTATCAACCACCCCTAATAGGAATGATAAACAGCCTACCATAACAATGATAAAGCCTGATGTTGATGTTACAGATGTTTTTCCGTCTGGGTTCGATGTCATTTCACCGAAAGACCATTTTTTGATGTCTCCTATATTCATAATATGTGTGTTTGATTATAAATACCTTAAATTTGCTTTAATGACCTTTTTTTCTTATTATTATAACAATAAATAATAAAATATATTAAAATATGAAAAAACAAAATGCAGTGCAAATTTGGGAAAGAAAAGAAACTCTTTACAGACGAGAGATTTCGAGTTAAATACGGTACAATTGATGCCGTTAAGTTAAACGCCATTTATTTAAATTTTGAGTCATGGGTGCAACCCAAGGAAATAGATAATTACGACTCATACATTAGATTAATGCGGAAACAAATTATTGTTAAAATAAAAGATAATATGGATATAACAACATTTAACGAAAATTTTATTGTTGACCTTGATTTAAGAGCTTCAGGTATGTCATCAGATAAAAAAAGTTTTATGTTTATTGAGTTAACGGTATACCCCAAAGAGAAATTAAAATTTAATTCCACTTTAATGTTTAAAAAAATGCAAGAATTGTCTAATCTTATAGTCGAATCCTTAGAACAGAATAAGCTAAATTACTTTTCAAAAAAATCAAATGCTAGATCAAGAAGACTTATATGAGATGTCCGCAGAAGAAGGACAAGAAATGATTAAAGAACACTTCGATAAAATTTACCCATCAATCGAATCGTGGTATACAATAAACAACACTGATTTCTTTTTTAACTTTAAAACGGTTGCTACCGTTGAATCTGGCTTATATAGTATGATATATAACGATGGTAACGGTTTTGGTGTTTCAAAATTAAACTATAAAAGTGATGAATTTTTTCACCTACCATCACTACCACATAATGAAATTATCGATGACCTAATCAAATTCTGGGATAATGTAGATAGGTTTAAAAAATATAACCTAACCCCAAAAAGAGGTATAATTCTACACGGTGAACCAGGTTGTGGTAAAACATCTTTGATTTATCTTTTGGTTGATAAATTAAAAGAATATAATGGTTTATCAATCTATTTTGATAACCCGTTTAATTGGGTTGAATTAGCCAAGCTGGTTAGAAAGGTTGAAAAAACAAGACCTTTACTTTGTATTATTGAGGATATTGATCTTGTTATTGATAAATTCGGTGAAGAAGTGTTCTTAAACTTCTTAGATGGTCTAAATTCAATTGATAATGTTGTTTATGTGGCAACGACAAATAATCTGGAAAAAATCCCAGCTAGGATTAAAGACAGACCATCCAGATTTGACAAGAAATATAAAATAGAAAAACCAACAGCGGAAGACAGGAAAATTTATTTTACTGGGATATTAGATGAAGAGGATAAAAAACTATATGACATTGATAAATTGGTTAAAGATACTAATGGTTATACCATGGCCCATCTTAAAGAATCGTTTATCTCATTATATATTCTTAAAAACCCATATGATGAAACCATTAAGCGATTAAAAAACAAAAAAATTGCTGACGAACGAATCGGATTTGATATTTCTGGGGATTAAGGCGACACTTAACTTGTTTTCATTATATTTATGTAATATAATCTATTAAAATGGGTATAAAAATATTAAAAGAAAACGAAGAAGGTTTTGGTATCTTAATTGAAGGTGATGCTGGTTCAGTATCTGAGATATTACAAGGACAAATTATAAATGAGGAAATAAGCAAAGGTCCTATTGATTTATCTGGTCCTATATACTATTATGCCACATTACAAAAATATGGTGTTGAAAACAGAAATGGTAGAGTATACCCAGAAGATATCTTAAGAAGAGAAGTTGAAAACTATAGAGAAGTTATTGCTCGTAACTCTAGTTTCCATGAATTGGATCACCCACAAGAATCAGTTATATCACTTAAAGGTGGTTCACCTCACAGAATAGTAGATATGTTCTGGAAAGATAACGTTCTTATAGGTAAATTGGAGATATTAGTATCTGAAGGTTTTAGAAGAGGTGGGATCATATCTTGTAACGGTGATTTAGTTGCTCATTACTTAAGTTATGGTATGACATTGGGTATCTCATCAAGAGGTGTTGGTAGTCTTAAAAAGATTAACGGTAAAAATGTTGTACAAGGTGACTTTGAATTAATATGTTGGGATATTGTCTCATCACCATCGACACCTGGTTCTTACTTATATAAAGACCCACAAGATTTTAGAAAATATGATGAGGTTTTAGCTGAACCAAAGGAAATTGAGGAGAGTGCAGCGCCTGAAGAGGATAATTTTTTAGCCAATCTTAACAAATTTTTAAAGTTTTAAGTTGTCTTTTCAAAAAATTTTTATTACTATTATAACAATTAAAAAATATTTTTTATGAAAACTTACTATTGGTACACAGTTACAATTCAATTTGTCGTTGAAGACGAGCAAACAGGGAAAATTAAAAAGATTAAAGAAAATTACCTAACCAAAGCAATCTCTGTTACTGACGCAGAAGCCTCTGTAATCAAGGATCTTGAGGGTACAATGGGTGATTTTAGAATCTTAAAAATTGATGAATCTAAAATTGTTAGAGTCATTCTTCCACAAGGAGTTGATATCAACGCTGAATAAAAACTAAGAAAAAAACACTTTAAAAACCATCCATATCGGGTGGTTTTTTTTGTTTAACCCCAATGTAATATGAGATAATAAGAATATTTTTTTATTTTTTTTGTTCTTTTGATGTTTTCATAGTATTTATTACTAAGATAATATATCATAATAATTTTATAATAAATTAAAACATGAGCAAGACAAATATTTTAGCAGAAACTCTAGCTGAAATTCAAGAACTAAGAGAAGCCGTTTCTAAAAACGCTAATCATGCTTTGAAAAGCACTCTTAAAGAAGAATTAGAAGAAATTGTCAAAAACAACCTAGAGGAAGTTAATGACGAAGAGTTAACAGATGACATGCCTGGTGATGAACTACCAGGTGATCAAACAGCAAATAATGATGACGGTATGGGTAACATGCCTACTGAACCAGAAGAAGGTGAAGAGGTTGTTGACTTAACTGGCGAATCAGATAAGGATGTTATTACACATTTCAACCTTATGGATCCTGCTGATGAGATCGAAATCGTACAAACCCCAGAAGGTGGTGTACAAATCAACATTACAGCCTCTAAAGGTGAAGACAAAGAATCTGAAGAAGGTTCTGAGGAAACACCAGTAGCTACTGATATTGATGAGTACAACGATAAACCAATGGAAGGTATGGTCGATGAAATGATTGACTTAGAAGAAGAGCCAGTGTATGAGATTGAAATCTCAGAAGAGGATCTTAACGAAGTTGCCAAGGAAGCTACAGCGCACATGACTACTAAAGGTGGATCAGTTCCAACAGGTGAAAAGAAACTTGAGGAACCATCTAAAGAAAGTGGTATGATTAAAAATGCAGCTACCAAACACATGACTACTAAAGGTGGATCAGTTCCAACAGGTGAAAAGAAACTTGAGGAACCATCTAAAGAAAGTGGTATGATTAAAAATGCAGCTACGAAAGATATCAACGAAAGTACACAAAATAAGGCTGGAAACAAAAACAAAGAAAAAGAGTTACATGAAAGCTTGGTAGTTATGAGAAAAAAATACCAAGAAACAGTGGCTGAAAATAATAAAAAGACTCAAGAGTTAGATAGCTTTAAAACTTTAGCGGAAGAATTTAAAGGTTCTGAAACTGAATATAAATCAGCTATTAAAAATCTTAAGTCTCAGTTACAAGAAGTTGCCTTGTTTTCATCAAACTTAACTTATGCAATCAAATTGATTACTGAAAACTCTACAACTAAGGATGAAAAATTAAATATCCTTAAGAGATTCGATTCAGCTAAAAACTTAAACGAATCAAGAGAAATCTTTAACAGTTTGCAAGATCAGTTAGTTTCTGTTAAATCAGCAACAAAACAAGTGATTGAAGACAAAATTATGGAAACTCCAAAAGCTAGTGGTTCTTCAAAATTAAATGAATCAACTGCTTATCAGAATCCACAATTATCTAGAATGTTGGATATCATCGGAAAAATTAAATAATAAAATTAAAAACAAACTAAAAAAATACTAAAATGGGAGCATTATTAGAATCAGGAAAAGTTGGTAACGTTGGCTTAAATCATTTAAAAGCTGTACGTACTGACGTAATTAACAGATGGGACAGCTTAGGACTATTAGAAGGTCTTGCTGGTCACAGAAAAGAGAATATCGCACAATTATTTGAAAACCAAGCATCACACATGCTTAATGAATCAGTTGCTTTAGGTAACGAAGGTTCTTTCGAAACTGTGGTATTCCCAATCGTGAGAAGAGTATTCTCAAAATTATTAGCTAACGAAATCGTTTCGGTTCAAGCATTAAACTTACCTATTGGTAAATTATTCTACTTCATTCCGAAGTTAGAAAACTCAGCATTTAACTCTGCTAACGCTGGTATTAACCCAGCTGGTACATCAGTAAGTGCTAACCTTTATGACTCTTTCTACGGAGAGAACGGTCTTTATGACAACTCTAAAGGTGCTGCGACTACTTTAACTGGCGTTAAAACTGTAGCAAATTTGTATCAATTCGATTCAGCTTCTGCTAGTGGTTATGCTACATTAGCTGGTACTTCAGTTCCAGTAAGTACAACTTCAATCATTGAGGTTGATTTCGCTGCAAGTATCACTAACTGGGATAACGCTGAAGAAGTTATGTCAACATTAAACGTTACATCTGTAACTAATGATGCTGACTTTGATTTCTATTTACCAGCTCAAAAATATGGTAAATCAATCATGAACTCAAGTGGTGTTATCTACATCGCAGTTGTTAACAACAGTGCATCAGTAGCATTACCTTTGACTGGTTTAACTGTAACAGCTAAAGAATACGAATCTTTAGAGTACAATGACACAATGGGTGAAGTAAGCTTCGAACTTCAATCAGTAACAGTTTCTGTTATCGAAAGAAAGTTAAGAGCTCAGTGGTCTCCAGAATTAGCTCAAGACGTATCAGCGTTCCATAACATTGATGCAGAAGCTGAATTAACAGCTTTATTGTCTGAGCAAGTTGCTGCTGAGATTGACCGTGAGATTTTACGTGACTTACGTAGAGGTGCTGCATGGAGAATGACTTGGGATTACTCTGGTTCAAGAGTTAACACAGGTGGTTTGAATGCTACAAACGGTTTCTACACTCAAAAAGATTGGAACCAAACTTTGATCACTGCGATCAACCAAGTTTCTGCACAAATCCACAAAGCTACTTTAAGAGGTGGTGCTAACTGGATCGTAGTTTCTGCTGAGGTTTCAGCTATCTTGGACGACTTAGAATACTTCCACGTATCTAACGCTGCTCCAGAGCAAGACAAATATAACATGGGTATTGAAAGAATCGGTTCATTGGGTGGAAGATACCAAGTTTACCGTGATCCTTACTTCCCAGCTGACACAATCTTGATGGGTCACAAAGGTACATCTTTGTTGGATACAGGTTACATCTACGCACCATACGTGCCAATGCAATTAACTCCTACAATGTACAACCCATTCACCTTTGCACCAGTTAAAGGTATCATGACTCGTTACGCTAAGAAAATGGTTAACAACCGTTTCTATGGTGTAATCAAATGTCAAAATATCGTTAGCTTCGGTATCACAGGTTTAAGATAATCTTAAAGGTTTACATTAAAATACAAAAGGGTGGATTTTTTCCACCCTTTTTTGTTTATATTTGTTTCTATTATTACTATATTTGTATGGTTAATTAGAAATATTTATGAAAAAATTATTATACATCGCCCCACACCTTTCCACAGGCGGTTTACCACAGTACTTAACTAAAAAAATTGAATTACTTAGAGATTCGTTTGACATATATGTTGTTGAATGGTCTAACCACACTGGTGGCGTGTTGGTTGTACAAAGAGATAAAATAACTTCAATGGTTGCGCCAGATAAATTCTTTACTCTGGAAGAAAATAAAATGCAACTGATTGATATTATTAACCAGGTGTCTCCAGACATTATACACTTGGAAGAAATCCCTGAATATTTCATGGATTTTGACGTTGCAAAAGAAATTTACAAAAAAGATCGTAATTATGTTATCGTAGAAACTTCTCACGATTCATCATATGATGCGACACAAAAGAAATTTTACCCAGACAAATTTATGTTTGTATCTGATTGGCAAATTAAATTATTTGAATCAATTGATATCCCAAAAGTTTTGGTTGAATATCCTATTGAATATAAACAAAGACCAAATAGAGAAAATGCGTTAAGAGATCTTAATTTAGATCCTAATAAAAAACACGTATTACACGTTGGTTTGTTCACGCCAAGAAAAAATCAAAAAGAATTTTTTGAATATGCTAAGTCTTTACCTGATTATGTTTTTCACTCTGTCGGAAATCAAGCTGGTAACTTTGCTCATTACTGGGAACCTTTAATGGTTGATAAACCAAGTAATGTTGTTTGGCACGGTGAAAGAAAAGATGTTGATAGGTTCTATCAAGCAATGGATCTATTCTTATTCACGTCCAGAGGTACTGATAATGATAAAGAAACTATGCCATTGGTTATTCGTGAGGCAATTTCCTGGAACTTACCAATTTTAATTTACAACCTTGGTGTTTATTTGAATTACTTTGATAAATTTGATAACGTAAAGTATTTAGATTTCTCTGATTTTAATAAAAACTGTTCCTTAATTACCGAAGTTCTTGAAAACGGTATAGAGTTTCAACCAAAAACAAAAGAAATTAACAGGGAAAAAGAAGCTATTATAATTTCTACATACCCAACAACAAAAAGCGTATTTGATACAACAGTTGAATGTATTTTAGCTGCTAAAAAAACTGGTAGAAAAGTTATTTTAACCTCACATTTACCAATTTCCCCAGATTTACAGAGTTTAGTTGACTATTGTATATATGACAAAAATAATATTCTAACCAAACACACATTCTACTCACAGAGTAGATACAGCGAAGCTGATTTCTTTGCGTTTGTTAATCTAAGAGGTGAAGGTAATGATATTTATCATGGTCCAACTTGTTACACAAACTATTATAACGGTGCCGCATTAGCAAATGAGTTAGGTATGGAAAAAGTTTATTTCCTTAACTATGATTACGTGCTTAAAAATGATTCGTATTTAGATAACATTTCAAATGTATTGGATACAAAATCTGCTTATTTTGGTGATATGCCAAATAATCCAGAAGGTCATTCTGTTACAACGTTTTTTATGGGTATTAAACCATCATTTTATTTAGATACCGTTGAACCAATTTTTGATGTCCATGGTTACGAGAATTTGAGAACCAAATGGGGTTCGTTCAGTAATGGGTATGAGAATATGATGTATTTTGCTTTTAAAGATAAAATGAATCAGATTGAATTAGTTGGTGAAGAGCAATTTAAAACTGAGGTAGCAACTAATTTCCACCATAGAGATTATTCTAGAGTGGAGTACTTTACAGTATTACCGACAAATATACCAAATTCATTTGCTGTTTACTTCCAAGTATCAAATTCAGTTGATAGTAGAATTGTTAATATCACTATTAATAAAAATGGATCTTTACTTAAAGAAGAGCAAATTACGGTAACAGGTAGAGGTGCTTGGTATAATATGGTTGGTTATAATTTAGATGAAAATGCTGAATATACGGTTGACTATCAATCATTTGATAAAGATACACAGCAGTTTATTGAGAGTAAATTTATAAAGATTGATAATAATTATATCACAAATGTTTTACCGAATAACGGTAATTTTGATTATAAAGGTGATCACAATAGTGTTAATTTATTAACTAACAACGATAGTTCAAAACCTAAAATTAGAATTGTGCATTTAGTTACTGAACCATCAAGTAACCCCAAAGAGTTACGATCAGCGTTTTCTTTAAAAGATTTTGCTAATACTTTTGATAACGTTGAGTACTATCAAAAAGTTAATTTAATCTATAAGGATTTACCACCAGCTGATAATTGCAATAGACCACAGGATGTCGCATCTGAACCAGGATACTTCAAGCTGTCCCCAGGGCACTATGGTTGTTTCTTAGCGCATAAAAATGGTATTACTTTACCAGACAACAACCAATATGATTTTATCTTAGTATTTGAGGGTGATGTTATCATTGACGCACCTTATCAAGAATTATACGATAATCTAATCAGATGGTCACAATTGGCTAAAGAAGAAAACGTGGATATGGTTGGTTTTGGTAACTACTGTGCCGAAAGATATAGTGGTGAACGCGAAGATTTAATGCTTAATTTAAGTATTTTTGCGCCAGCACAATCCTACTTGATTAATAGAGAAAAATTACCTACTTTTGTGGAAAGATTTGAAACTTGTAAATGGGATGCATTTGATTTGTGGATGACCAAGGTTGCTAAATTACATGGTGCTATGGCTAACAAGATCTATACTAAACATTTACCAGGTTATTCTATCGTAGATAGAAAAGATAAAAATAAAGATAACGACTACGCAGCAATTTTTACTAATTAATGTATTTACACGGCCACAAATTAAACACAAAACACCCAGATTTCGATATCGAATGGTATAAATGTGTTTTCAAAGAGATTTGGTTAGATCACGAATACTCAAGATATGGTGTTGAAATTGAAAAAGGTGATGTGGTTGTCGATTGCGGGGCGAATGTTGGTTTTTTTACCAATTACGCCTTAAACCACAGAAAAGCAAAACACGTTTATTCATTTGAATGTGAGGAAACATTTGTTGAGTGTTTAAAAGAAAACACAAATGAAAATGTTACCATAACACAAGCGTTTGTTTCAGATAGGGATGAAGTTGGTCATTATAACATAGAAAAAATGTTACATGATTTTGGTTTAACACACATTGATTTTATTAAAGTGGATATTGAATGGTGGGAATACCCATTATTAATTAACATGTCTAATGAGACGATGAAGAGAGCAAACAAATGGGTAATAGAATTACACAGCATTTACGAAAATTATGATAAAATAATGGACATAATTGAAAAATTCACATTAAATGGGTTTGATATCAATTATGAGCAAGTGCATAAAGAAACAAACCTAGCATTATTATACGTAAAAAAAAGAATATGAAAATTTGCCAAGTACATCCAGGATGCGGAATCCCAGTTCCACCACCTAATTGGGGCGCTGTAGAAAAAATAGTATGGGAGTTTACCCAGAATTTAAGATTATTAGGACATGAGGTTGATATTAAATACGCCAATGAGATTAAACCAGGTGAATATGATGTTGTTCACGTACACATGGCCAATTTATGTCATTTTTTACACGATAGGGGTATACCATACATTTATCAATTACATGATCACCATGCGTACTACTACGGTAAAGGTTCTTACGTGTTTAACCAAAATAACAGAGCTATTCTCGAATCACAGGTTTCTTTGATGCCTGGTAAATTCTTGGTACCTTATTTTGAAACAGAAAAAGCTGTTTATTTTTCACATGGTGTTAATACAGATTTTTATCACCCATCAGATGTTAGGCCAAAAGAACATAAATTATTATGTTTAGCAAATAATGGTTTAGCTGGTATGGATGGTTATGATAGAAAAGGTTTTGGTTTTGCAATCCAAGCCGCAATGTCGAGAAATCTACCAATCACAATTGCTGGACCAAGAAATAACCAGAATTTCTTTAATGAAAACCCATGGGTTAATGGTTACACAAAATTATCAATCGAATGGGAGCCAAATCAAGATGAATTAGTTGATTTGTATCATAGACACACAATCTTCATGCATCCTTCTGAATTAGAAGCTGGGCACCCTAATTTAACGATATTAGAGGCCGCTGCATGTGGTTTACCCATTAACGGGGCCATTGAGATTGAAACTGATTTTAACGGTATGTGGAGAGCACCTAGAAAGGTTACAGACATTGTACGTGGTTTGGACGACATCATCACCAACTACGATACATATCGTGAAAGAGCTATTCAACATGCCGAGTCCTTATCATGGTATAACAGATCAAAAGAATTATTAGAGGTTTACAAACAATACACACAGCGATGAGAATATTAGGGCTTTCAGCTGGATCACATTCTTGTGGTATAAGTTTAATAGAAGATGGTAAAATAATTTTTTCTTTAGAAGAAGAAAGGTGTACAAGGGTAAAAGTTTACAAAGATTTTTACGGTAATTATTTTAGGTACCCAAAACAATCAATTATTGAGGCTATTAATAAATTTAATTTAGACCTAAATTCAGTTGATTACATAACAAGTTACTATCCTAAACATGAGGTTAAAATATTTTGGAAAAGTATGAATCTAGGTGTATTCCCAGAACAAAAATTTATATTTATTGACCACCATGATTCACATGCAGCCACTGCTTATTATATGAGCGGTTTTGATGAGGACACACTTGTTGTTACTATGGATGCTAGCGGTGGACAATATAGCGCAAAATATTTTATTGGTACCAATGGTAGTTTAGATTATATTGACGGTTTAGATTTAACAAAAAAATCTTTTGGCCATTATTACGCAATGTTAACAGAATTTTTAGGTTTTAGACGACTTAAAGATGAAGGTAAAGTTGTTGGTATGGCAGCTCATGGTAGACATGACACTGTTTCATACCAAGCTTTTAATGAATGTATTAAAATTGAGGGTATACACACAGACAAGGATCAATCAGATGTATTATTTGGTCAACTGTACCTTGATTTTTATACCAAGTACTATAAAACATTAGGTTCTAGGGTATTTTTTGGTACAAAAGCTGACTTAGCTTACACAGGACAACTTGTCTTTGAAGAAAAAATATTACAGGTGTTTAACAACTTACATAACATGTATCCTAATGTTAAAAAAGTTGCTGTAGCTGGTGGTGTTTTTGCTAATGTAAAATTAAATAAACGTATTAATGAACTATACTGGGTTGATGAAATGTTTGTGGCACCCCCAATGGGTGACGAAGGTTGTCCACTTGGTTGTGTTTTATTAGTGCATAAAATGTTTACACCAGACTTTAAACCATTTAGATTGGACAACATGTTTATGGGTACCTCATATACAGATGTTGAGGTTGGTGAACATTATTGGGACCAAAATAAATTCTCAAGAGAAATATTTACACCAGAATTAACCGCAAAATATTTAGCAGAAGGTAAAATTATGGGTGTTTTTAACGGTAGATATGAACACGGTCCAAGAGCTTTGGGTAATCGTAGTATCATTGGTGAGGTAACTAATCCAGATACTTACGATAAGCTCAATAATAAACTCCAAAGAAACGATTTCATGCCATTTGCACCAGCTGTTATGGAAGAACATGCTGATACGATCTTTAATGTCACTAAATCAAGATATACAGCTGAATTTATGACCATGTTGTATGATACAAGACCTGAATGGGCTGACAGAATACCAACAGTTGTTCACCCCAAGGATAAAACAGCTAGAATACAAATAGTAACTAAAACAAGCAACCCAACATTTTATAAAATATTGGATGAATACAATAAAATAACTGGCGTACCCGTTCTTTTAAATACATCATTTAATGTGCATGAAGAACCGATTGTATGTCACCCGAACGAAGCGTTTAACCATTTAGAAAACGATGTCGTTGACTTAATAATAATAAACAATTTTATCTATAAAAAATATGAAGGAAATATTAACTAACGAATACAATAATACGGAAATCTTAAGAAAAGATTTTAAAGAACCATCTAACTCATTTATCATACATTTTGTGAATGGTGCTTTGTGTGAGATTAAAGGACCAATATCTAAAAAATACAAGGTTGTTTTTTCTGATAATAAAACTGGACACGTACATCACGTATCTGAGATTACAAATAACATGTGGACTAAAAGTGCTATCGAATATTTCATCGAATGGAATATTAAGGTGTATGAATTAGAAACTGATGAGTTGGTTTTTGAACACACATACGACTGTAAGGACAAAAGAGTTTATATCCACTTAGATAGCTCCGCTGTTGGTGATACAATGGCTTGGTTCCCTTATGTGGATGAGTTTAGAAAGAAACACGGTTGTAAAGTATTGTGTTCAACATTCCATAATGAATGGTTTGAAAAGATGTACTCAGAAATTGAATTTGTTAAACCTGGTACGCCTGTGATTGATTTGTACGCTATGTATAAAATCGGTTGGTTCTATGATGACAAAGAAGTTGTTAAATCTAAAATCCCAATCGACTTTAAACAACACCCGTTACAAGAAAGTAGTTCATGTATTTTGGGTCTTGATTACGAAGAAGTTAAACCAAAGGTATTTGTACCTGATGAACCTAGTAGGATTGACGGTAAATACGTAATTATTGCACCTCACGCATCTGCGCACGCTAAGTATTGGAATCATCCAGGTGGGTGGCAAGGTGTTATCGATCATTTAAATGATAATGGTTATAAGGTTGTTATGATTACATCAGAAAAATTAGGTGATGCTTGGCATGACTCCAAACTTGGTGGTACATTAAAGAACGTTATCGATAAAACTGGTGGTCACATTGATCTTGTTGACCGAATGATTGATATTAAACATGCGTCAGCTTTTATTGGCCTTGGTAGTGGGTTAAGTTGGTTATCTTGGGCTATTGGAACACCTACGGTTCTTATTTCAGGGTTTAGTTATCCTTTATCAGAGTTTGCTGATTGCGAAAGAATTTTTAATCCAGATGTTTGTAACGGATGTTTTAACAGACATTGGTTAAATCCAGGGGATTGGGAATGGTGCCCAGATCATAAAGACACACCAAGACATTTTGAATGTTCTAAAACTATTAAAACTCAAACAGTTATAGACGCTGTTGATAGACTTTTAAGTAAAAAAGAAGAGATTATTCAAGAAGTTACTGAAGAGGTCTTAGAAAAAAAAGAGAAAAAAAGTTTTTTTGGTAAGTTTTTTTAGGTATATTTGTTGCTATAATGTAAGATAGCAACAACTATGTTTTATAAATATGATGAAAAACAACTCAGATTTGTTAAGAACAAACTGGGTATAAGAATAGCATTGGGAACCACCATTTTATTGATGGTTGGTTCCTTTTTTCTTGGCAGGTATTTCCAATCAGATGCGTTGGATAATATTGAAAATGAGGTTAAAATAGTTAACCTTCAAAAAGAAAAAGATAAATTTTCAAAAGAAAGATTTATTAGTGAATTAAAAAACAAAAAGGTTAAATTCCCTTACATCGTAATGGCCCAGGCTATTATGGAAAGTGGTTTGGGTAAAAGCAATTTATTTAAAGAAAACCATAATTTGTTTGGGATGCGTTTGGCTAGAAGTAGGATGACAACTGCCGCAGAATCAAAAAATAATTTTGCTTATTATAATAAGTGGCAAGATTGTGTGTTGGATATGGCTTATTTCCAAGCTTCTTATTTAAACGGAATTAACACCGAAGAAAAATACCTACTATATTTAGGTGCTAATTATGCAGAATCACCAACTTACATAACAAAATTAAAAAGTGTTATAAACAATCAAAATCTAAAATCGTATTTTAATGAGTAAAGAAAAATTAAAAGATATACTCTCCACCCCAACTTATTGTGGGCAAGAACAATATCTTATAGCGAAAATAACAAGATATCTTAGTGAAAGTAATTTAGATTATGTTGTTGATGAACATGGCAATATCTATGTAACAAAGGGTGTTGCTGATCACTACCCTTGTATTGTTGCCCATACAGATTCAGTCCATAGGATTGTTGAAATGGATATTCTTGAACGTGAGGATGATGAGGATATTTTATACGCTGTTGAAAAGGGTACAAATAAAAGAACTGGGTGTGGCGGGGATAATAAGGCTGGTGTATACGTTTGCTTGGAATTACTTGAACGTGTTGAGATTCTTAAAGCCGCTTTTTTTGTTTCAGAAGAATATGGTTGCTTTGGTTCAATACTTTCAGATGAGACATTCTTTGAAAACGTTGGATACACACTTCAATTTGATGCACCAGAAAATGATTGGGTAACCCATTATTGTAATGGTGTTAAACTATTTGATGAGGAAGGTGATTTTTATAAAACAATCCAACCAATACTAGAAGATTACATGGGTGATTATTCTTTGGGTAGACACCCGTACACAGACGTAAGCGTTTTAGGAGCTTTTCATGACTTTTCTTGTATCAACTATTCAGTTGGTTATTACAACATGCATTCAAACATGGAGTATGTCAGCGTTGGTTTTACACAACAAGCCAAAAATATCGCTTTAGAGATCATTTCATCCCTGGGTAATATAAAGTATCCGTTTATAGATGAAACCGTCAGAATCGACAAAGAAAAGGCCAGAGAGAGGGCTTTAAAATCACTTAATGGTTTAAGAAAATAAAAAAAGGGGTTTTAAACCCCTTTCTTATTTATTATTTTTTTAAATCTTGGATTTCTTTGTCAAGATCTTTTATTGCTTCAATAAGTAGACCAACCAAGTTTGAGTAAGCTACCCCTAAGTATCCGTCAGATTCTCTTGTTGATATAACCTCTGGGATAACTTTTTGAACTTCTTGTGCAATAACACCCATTTTCAATGATTTGTCCTCAACGTCATTTCTCGTATAGTTAACACCTCTCATACTTCTAACTTTATTCAAAGCATCGCTAATTGTAACAACATTATCCTTAACTCTTTCATCTGAGAATGCAATAACATCAGCAGAAGCGTAGATAGTACCACTAACATCCAATGTATATGATGGTGAGGCATTGTTAATACCAAGTCTGTTACTAGTTGTATCAACTTTCAAGAAGCTTACACTTTGTACTTGTGTTGCACTTGTTGTTCTAACCAAGTAGTCAGGTTGGTTTGTGAATGAACCACCACTGATACCAGATGTACCATTAATAGATTGACCACTTGTTCCAGCAACACCTGTAGTACCATTTGTACCGTTAGCGCCTGATAAACCACCTGCACCGTTGTTACCATTGTTACCAGCTGCACCATTTGTACCGTTAGAACCATTTACACCTGATAAACCACCTGCACCGTTGTTACCGTTGTTACCAGCTGCACCATTTGTACCGTTAGAACCATTTACACCTGATAAACCACCTGCACCGTTGTTACCATTGTTACCAGCAACACCTGAAGTACCGTTTGCACCGTTGTTACCGTTGTTACCAGCTGCACCATTTGTACCATTTGAGCCGTTAACACCCGAAACACCACTATTACCATTACCACCGTTAAGACCATTAGCACCACCAGTACCTGTAGAACCATTAGTTCCACTTACACCTGAGACACCACCAAGACCAACACCACCATTGTTACCGTTAGTACCGTTTGAACCATTTGAACCTGATAGACCTGATAAACCAGAGTTACCATTGTTACCGTTGTTACCTGAAGTTCCGTTAGTACCAGTTGAACCTGAAGAACCAGAAAGTTGACTTATACCTGAAGGAACAGGTAAACCGTTTGTACCACCAGTGCCCGATGAACCTGAAGAACCACTCACCGCTGAATTACCATTACCACCAGCATTACCATTATTACCAGTTGTACCATTTGTACCTGTTGATCCTGATAGGCCTGAATTACCACTGTTACCATTAGCACCGTTGTTACCATTTGTACCAGCAGTTCCGTTAGAACCTGAAATACCACTTAAACCACTTACACCATTTCCACCACTAGCACCTGATGTACCAGCGGTACCGTTAGAACCTGATAGACCAGAATTACCTGAGTTACCGTTAGCACCATTATTACCGTTTGTACCATTTGTACCAGTCGATCCTGAAGAACCGCTCAATCTTGATAAACCAATAGCACCAGCATTACCTGTAGTACCGCTTGTACCTGTAGATCCAGAAGAACCAGATAAACCACTTACACCATTTCCAGCACTAGCACCTGATGTACCAGCTGTTCCGTTAGAACCTGAAATACCACTTAAACCACTTACACCATTAGCACCATTGTTACCGTTAGTACCGTTTGATCCATTGGTCCCACTTAATCCAGAGTTACCTGAGTTACCGCTGTTACCATTGTTACCTGAAGTTCCGTTAGTACCAGTTGAACCTGAAGAACCACTCAATCTTGATAAACCAATAGTACCAGCATTACCTGAAGTACCATTTGTACCTGAAGATCCTGAAGAACCAGAAAGTTGACTTATACCTGAAGGAACAGGTAAACCGTTTGTACCACCAGTGCCCGATGAACCTGAAGAACCACTCACCGCTGAATTACCATTACCACCAGCATTACCTGTAGTACCTGTAGAACCTGTTGACCCTGAAGTACCTGATAGGCCTGAATTACCGTTTCCACCAGCATTACCATTTGTACCATTTGAACCATTTGAACCTGATAAACCTGATAAACCACTAACACCATTTCCACCACTAGCACCTGATGTACCAGCTGTTCCGTTAGAACCCGATAAACCAGATAAACCACTTACACCATTAGCACCATTGTTACCATTTGTACCTGTAGATCCATTTGTTCCACTTAATCCAGAGTTACCGCTGTTACCGTTGTTACCTGTAGTTCCGTTAGTACCAGTTGATCCTGAAGATCCACTATTAGCTGAAGCACCGATGTTACCAGCATTACCATTTGTACCGTTTGTACCTGTTGATCCTGAAGAACCAGAAAGTTGACTTATACCTGAAGGAACAGGTAAACCGTTTGTACCAGCAGTACCAGTCGAACCAGAGGTACCACTCACCGCTGAGTTACCATTAGCACCAGCATTACCTGTAGTACCATTTGTACCTGTTGATCCTGAAGAACCACTATTAGCACTTGCACCAATGTTACCAGCATTACCTGAAGTACCATTAGAACCTGAAGTTGCTGAAGAACCACTTAATCGTGATGAACCTGAAGCACCCGCAGTACCTGAAGAACCAGAAGAACCAGAAGTTCCTGAAGAACCACCCAAACCACTATTACCAGCAGTTCCTGAAGAACCACTTGTTCCTGAAAGAGCGCTAATACCATTTAATCCAGCCACACCACCTGTACCGTTAGAACCAGTAGAACCAGATGAACCACTTAAAGCCGAAGCTCCGATGTTACCCGCATTACCCGATGTACCGTTAGAACCTGTTGAACCAGCAGAACCGCTTAAACCAGATGTTCCGCTAAATCCTGATTGACCTCTAAACCCTGTTGTTCCTGTTGTTCCTTCCGTACCTGAAGAACCTGAAGAACCAGCTAATCCTGAAGTCGCTGAAGAACCAGAAGTTCCAGAAGAACCTGACAATCCACTTAAACCACTCGTACCATTTGTACCAGTTGATCCTGAAGACGCTGAACTACCAGAGTTAGCTGATAAACCATTACCACCGATTATACCTGTAGTACCATTTGTACCAGTTGATCCTGAAGATCCACTATTAGCTGAAGCACCGATGTTACCAGCATTACCATTTGTACCGTTTGTACCAGTTGATCCTGAAGAACCTGATAGAGTACTTATACCAGAACCAACAGCTAAACCATTTGTACCAGCAGTACCAGTTGATCCTGAAGAACCTGAAGATGCTGAAGAACCACTTAATTGTGATAAACCTGAGTTACCAGCAGTTCCGTTTGTACCAGTTGAACCTGAAGAACCAGAAGTTCCTGAAGAACCTGAGTTATTACTAGCACCATTGTTACCAACCGTACCAATTGTACCTGAAGTTGCTGAAGTACCTGAAGTACCCGCAAAACCTGCTATTCTAGAAATACCGTCAGTACCAGCAGTACCAGTACTACCTGAACTACCTGAAGTACCACTTGATCTACTCAATGAAGACGCACCATCAGTACCATTTGTTCCAGAAGAACCAGAAGTTCCTGAAGAACCTGACGATCTACTTAAACCTGATGTACCATTTGTACCAGTTGATCCTGAAGACGCTGAACTACCAGAGTTAGCTGATAAACCATTACCACCGATTATACCTGTAGTACCATTTGTACCAGTCGATCCTGAAGACCCGCTTAATGCACTAGCACCTATATTTCCAGCATTACCTGAAGTACCATTAGAACCAGATGTGCCTGATGAACCTGAGTTATTACTCGCACCATTATTACCCGCTGTACCAGTTGAACCTGAAGAACCAGCGGTTCCCGAACTTCTACTTAAACCAGACTGACCATCTGTACCATTTGTTCCTGAAGAACCAGAAGATCCAGAAGAACCTGACAATCTTGATAAACCAGCGGTACCAGCGGTACCTGTAGAACCGCTAGATGCTGAAGAACCACTTAATTGTGATAAACCTGAGTTACCAGCAGTTCCGTTTGTACCAGTTGACCCTGAACTACCAGATGTTCCTGAAGATCTACTTAAACTAGATTGACCATCGGTACCATTTGTTCCAGAAGAACCGCTTGTTCCAGAAGAACCAGAAGACCTACTTAAACCAGCAGTACCATTTGTTCCTGAAGAACCACTTGAACCGCTTGACGCACTTGATCCACTATTTGAACTTAAACCTGATGTACCATTCGTACCAGTTGAACCTGAAGAACCTGAAGTTCCTGAGCTTCTACTTAAAGCAGACTGACCATCCGTACCATTTGTTCCAGAAGAACCTGAAGTTCCTGAAGAACCTGAAGATCTACTTAAACCTGAAGTACCATTTGTTCCTGAAGAACCAGAAGAACCTGAAGAAGCAGAAGACCCAGACAATTGTGACAAACCTGAGTTACCTGCTGTACCATTTGTACCAGTTGAACCTGAAGTTGCAGAGCTACCTGAAGTTGAACTTAAACCACTATTACCAGCATTACCTGATGTTCCATTTGTACCTGTAGAACCACTTGAACCTGAAGTTCCAGCTGAACCAGAACTTCTACTTAAACCTGATTGACCGTCTGTACCAGAAGTACCAGAGGTTCCAGCTGTTGCTGAAGATCCGCTTAATCTTGATAAACCTGATGTACCAACCGTACCATTTGTTCCTGAAGACCCCGAAGATGCGCTAGAACCACTTAACTGAGATAAACCTGAGTTACCAGCGGTTCCGTTTGTACCAGTAGAACCTGAAGTAGCAGAGCTACCAGAAGATGCTGAAGCACCTGATAAACCAGATGTACCGTTAGTACCAGTTGATCCTGAAGAACCAGCAGTTCCTGATGACCCAGAACTTCTACTTAATCCAGAAAGACCATCTGTACCTGACGTACCTGTTGATCCAGAACTACCTGAAGTTCCAGAAGTATCACTTAATGCTGATTGGCCATCAGTTCCAGATGTACCTGAAGTTCCAGCTGTTGCTGAAGACCCACTTAATCTACTCGAACCGTTTGTACCAGCAGTACCAGTTGTTCCCGATGAACCTGAAGAAGCAGATGAACCACTTAATTGAGACAATCCAGAATTACCAGCTGTTCCGTTTGTTCCCGTAGAACCAGAGGTTGCTGATGAACCTGAAGATGCTGACGCACCCGATACACCCGCAGTACCGTCAGTACCTTTAGAACCACTTGAACCAGATGTTCCTGAAGTTCCTGATGTAACAGATATACCACTATTTGCGGCAACACCTGATGTACCAACTGTACCCGAAGTAGCTGAGCTACCAGAAGTTCCAGCTGAACCACTATTATTACTTGAACCAACTGTACCATTTGTACCCGTAGAACCTGAAGAACCACTTGTGCCTGAACTTCTACTTAAAGCAGATGCTCCGTCAGTACCTGAACTACCTGTTGATCCTGAACTACCTGAAGTTCCTGAAGTATCACTTAATGCTGACTGACCATCTGTACCAGAAGTACCAGATGTACCAGATGTTGCTGAAGACCCAGACAATCTGCCTAACCCAGATGTACCAATTGTACCCGAAGTAGCTGAGCTACCAGAAGTCGCTGAAGAACCAGAGTTAGCTGAAGCACCGTTTGTACCAACTGTTCCAGTTGATCCTGAACTACCTGAAGTACCACTTGATCTACTTAGTGATGATTGGCCATCAGTACCATTTGTTCCAGAAGAACCAGATGTTCCAGAAGAACCTGACGATCTACTTAAACCTGAAGTACCATTTGTTCCTGAAGAACCAGAAGATGCGCTTGAACCACTTAACTGAGATAAACCCGAGTTACCAGCTGTTCCGTTTGAGCCAGATGTACCTGATGTAGCCGAACTACCAGCTGATCCTGAAGAACCACTTAATTGTGATAAACCGTTTGTACCCGCAGTACCTGAAGTAGCAGAAGAACCTGATGTAGCTGAGCTACCACTATTCGCTGAAGCACCATTTGTACCGTTCGTACCAGTACTACCAGAAGAACCAGATGTTCCTGAAGACCTACTCAATGAAGACGCACCATCCGTACCATTTGTTCCAGAAGAACCAGAAGTTCCTGAAGAACCTGACGATCTACTTAAACCGCTTGTTCCGTTTGTTCCTGAAGAACCTGAAGATGCTGAAGACCCAGACAATTGTGACAAACCTGAGTTACCAGCTGTACCACTTGAACCAGAAGTTCCTGAAGTTGCTGAAGATCCCGAAGAACCACTTAACGCTGAAGAACCAACTGTACCTGCTGAACCTGAAGTTGCTGATGTACCAGAAGTTCCTGAAGAACCACTATTTGCACTAGCACCATTTGTACCAGTGGTACCAGTTGATCCTGAACTACCACTTGTACCTGAACTTCTACTTAAAGCAGAAGCACCATCTGTACCATTTGTTCCTGAAGACCCAGAAGTTCCAGAAGAACCCGAAGATCTACTCAAACCAGAAGTACCGTTAGTACCACTTGATCCTGAAGTTGCCGAAGAACCACTTAATTGTGATAAACCTGAAGCACCCGCAGTACCGTTTGTACCTGTAGATCCGCTTGATCCTGATGTTCCAGCTGAACCAGAACTTCTACTTAAACCTGATTGACCATCAGTTCCTGAAGTACCAGTCGATCCTGAAGAACCAGATGTACCTGAAGTATCACTTAATGCTGATTGGCCATCAGTACCTGAGGTACCCGATGTACCAGCTGTTGCTGAAGAACCTGACAATCTTGATGAACCGTTTGTACCAGCGGTACCAGTTGTTCCTGAAGAACCACTTGATGCGCTTGACCCACTTAATTGTGACAATCCCGATAAACCAGCAGTACCATTTGTACCCGTAGAACCTGAAGACGCTGAAGTACCGCTCGATCCACTATTTGCGGATTGACCACTTGTACCAGCGCTACCTGAAGATGCTGATGAACCTGATGAACCTGATGTTCCTGAAGTTGCACTTGATCCAGCACTACCTGAAGATCCGCTTAACTGAGACAATCCTGATGTACCAACCGTTCCTGATGTTGCTGAAGAGCCTGATGTAGCTGAGCTACCTGAGTTAGCTGAAGCACCTGAAGTTCCGTTAGAACCTGTAGATCCTGAAGAACCAGATGTTCCGCTTGATCTACTTAATGATGATTGGCCATCAGTTCCTGAAGTACCAGTTGAACCTGATGAACCAGAAGTTCCTGAAGTATCACTTAACGCTGATTGACCGTCCGTACCTGAAGTACCTGACGTTCCAGCTGTTGCTGAAGACCCACTTAATCTACCCAATCCTGAGGTACCATTTGTACCTGAAGTTGCGGAAGATCCTGAAGTTGCGGAAGAACCACTATTTGCTGAAGCACCTGAAGTTCCGTTAGAACCAGTCGATCCAGAAGAACCCGATGTTGCTGAAGAACCAGCAGAACCACTTAACGCTGAAGAACCTGCTGTTCCTGAAGTCCCAGAAGAACCTGCGCTACCAGCTGAACCACTTAACGCTGAAGAACCAACTGTACCAGACGTACCAGAAGATGCTGATGAACCTGAAGTTCCAGCAGAACCTGAAAGTTGACTTAAACCTGAAGTACCGATTGTACCTGAAGTAGCTGAGCTACCTGAAGTAGCTGAAGAACCGCTATTTGCGCTAGCACCGTTAGTACCGTTTGTACCTGTACTACCTGAACTACCTGATGTACCAGAACTTCTACTTAATGAAGACTGACCATCTGTACCATTTGTACCTGAAGAACCCGAAGTTCCTGAAGAACCTGAAGATCTACTCAAACCTGAAGTACCATTTGTTCCTGAAGAACCGCTAGATGCTGAAGAACCGCTTAATTGAGATAATCCTGAGTTACCAGCTGTTCCATTTGAACCGCTTGTACCAGAAGTCGCTGAAGAACCAGCAGATCCACTTGAACCACTTAATGAACTTAAACCAGATGTACCCGCAGTACCACTTGTAGCAGAGCTACCAGCTGTTGCTGAAGAACCTGAATTAGCAGATGCTCCGTTTGTACCGTTTGTACCCGTAGAACCACTTGAACCAGATGTACCAGAACTTCTACTTAACGCTGATGCACCATCCGTACCCGCTGATCCTGAAGAACCAGAAGAACCTGATGTACCACTTGTTGCTGAAGTACCCGCTGAGCCTGAGCTACCACTTAATTGTGATACTCCAGATGTTCCAGCTGTTCCTGATGTTGCGGAACTACCAGCTGTTGCTGAAGAACCACTATTTGAACTTAATCCTGACGTACCGTTTGTTCCAGTTGATCCTGAAGAACCAGCAGTTCCTGATGAACCTGAAGATCTACTCAAACCAGATTGTCCGTCAGTTCCTGAAGTTCCCGTAGAACCTGATGATCCAGAAGTTCCTGATGTATCACTTAAAGCTGACTGACCATCTGTACCAGATGTACCAGAGGTTCCAGCTGTTGCTGAAGATCCGCTTAATCTACCCAATCCTGAGGTACCCGCAGTACCACTTGTAGCTGAACTACCAGAAGTTGCTGAAGAACCTGAATTTGCACTTGCACCTGAAGTACCAGTAGAACCTGTTGAACCACTTGATGCAGATGTTCCTGAAGAACCACTATTTGAAGATAAACCAGATGTACCGTTTGTACCAGTTGATCCTGAAGAACCACTAGAACCTGACGTACCGCTTGATTTACTTAATGCTGAAGCTCCATCAGTACCAGATGTACCACTTGAACCTGAAGAACCAGATGTACCACTTGTTGCAGATGTTCCAGCAGAACCAGAAGAACCTGATAATTGAGACAATCCAGATGTACCAACTGTACCTGAAGTGGCAGATGAACCAGAGGTTGCTGATGAACCGCTATTTGCTGAAGCGCCATTTGTACCGTTTGATCCAGTTGAACCACTTGAACCAGATGTTCCTGAAGATCTACTTAACGATGATTGACCATCAGTTCCTGAAGTTCCTGTTGATCCTGAAGAACCACTTGTTCCAGAAGTATCGCTTAAAGCTGATTGGCCATCTGTACCTGAAGTACCTGATGTACCAGCCGTTGCTGAAGAACCTGATAATCTACCTAAACCTGAAGTACCGTTTGTACCTGAAGTTGCGGAAGAACCAGATGTAGCTGAACTACCAGAGTTTGCCGATAAACCGCTTGTACCAGCTGATCCTGAAGAACCACTTGTTCCCGCTGTTGCTGAAGAACCAGCTGAACCACTAGAACCACTTAACGCTGAAGAACCAACTGTACCTGCCGAACCTGAAGTTGCTGATGTACCGCTTGTTGCAGAAGAGCCACTATTTGAAGATAAACCAGATGTACCGTTTGTACCTGTTGATCCTGAACTTCCACTTGTACCTGAACTTCTACTTAAAGCAGATGCTCCGTCAGTACCAGCTGATCCTGAAGAACCACTTGATCCTGATGTACCTGAAGTCGCAGATGTACCAGCAGATCCAGAAGAACCTGAAAGTTGACTTAATCCTGATGTACCAATTGTACCACTTGTTGCCGAACTACCAGAAGTTGCAGATGATCCAGAATTAGCACTTAATCCTGATGTTCCAGCTGAACCAGTACTTCCTGAAGAAGCTGATGTACCCGCTGAACCAGAAGATGCGCTTAAACCACTAGAACCTGATGTTCCTGAAGTCGCAGAAGAACCTGCGCTACCAGCAGAACCGCTTAATGCTGAACTACCTGAAGTACCAGTTGTACCGCTTGTTGCAGAACTACCAGCTGTTGCTGAAGAACCACTATTCGAACTCAACCCTGAAGTACCGTTTGTACCAGTTGAACCACTTGAACCAGAAGAACCTGAAGTTCCTGAAGATTTACTTAATGCTGATTGACCATCAGTTCCTGAAGTTCCAGTTGAACCACTTGATCCAGATGTACCAGATGTATCACTTGTAGCAGAAACACCATCTGTACCTGAAGTACCTGATGTACCAGCTGTTGCTGAAGAACCGCTTAGTCTTGACAAACCTGAAGTACCGATTGTACCTGATGTAGCTGAAGAACCTGAAGTTGCTGATGAACCACTATTTGCGCTAACACCTGATGTACCAGCAGTACCTGTAGATCCAGAAGAACCTGAAGTTGCTGAACTACCACTTAATGCGCTAGCCCCTGAAGTTCCAGCCGAACCACTTGAACCTGAAGTTGCTGATGTTCCAGCTGAACCAGAACTTGCTGATAGACCTGAAGACCCTGCGGTTCCTGAAGTTGCTGATGTACCAGCCGAACCTGAACTACCGCTTAATGCTGAGCTACCTGATGTACCAGTTGTACCACTTGTAGCTGAACTACCGCTTGTTGCAGATGATCCGCTATTAGCCGATAAACCTGAAGTACCATTTGTACCAGTTGATCCTGAAGATCCACTTGATCCAGATGTACCTGAAGATCTACTTAAACCTGATTGACCATCAGTTCCTGATGTACCTGTAGAACCACTTGATCCAGAAGTTCCTGAAGTATCACTTAACGCTGATTGACCGTCCGTACCTGAAGTACCTGATGTACCAGCTGTTGCTGAAGACCCACTTAATCTACCCAATCCTGAAGTACCATTTGTACCTGAAGTCGCTGATGAACCACTTGTTGCTGAGCTACCAGAGTTTGCACTAGCACCTGAAGTACCAGCAGAACCTGTTGATCCTGAAGAACCAGAAGTCGCAGAAGAACCTGCGCTACCACTTAACGCTGAACTACCAGAAGTACCTGTTGTTCCAGAAGTAGCAGATGAACCTGCGCTCCCCGAAGATGCGCTCAATCCTGAGCTACCAGCTGTTCCTGAAGTAGCAGAGCTACCTGAAGTTGCCGAAGATCCGCTTAATTGAGATAAACCATTTGTACCAGCAGTACCAGTTGTACCAGAAGATGCTGATGTACCGCTTGAACCACTATTTGCAGCTAAACCTGAGGTACCATTTGTACCAGAAGTTGCTGATGAACCAGAAGAAGCTGAAGTTCCTGAAGAAGCAGATGCTCCTGAAGATCCATTAGAACCTGATGAACCTGCGGTTCCTGAAGTTGCCGATGAACCAGAAGATGAACTTAATCCTGAAGACCCTGCGGTTCCAGAAGTTGCTGAAGTACCCGCTGAACCACTCAATGCAGAACTACCAGATGTACCTGTTGTACCTGAAGTTGCTGATGAACCAGAAGTTGCTGAAGAACCCGAGTTAGCGCTTAGGCCTGACGTACCATTTGTACCAGTTGATCCTGAAGATCCGCTAGAACCAGATGTACCACTTGATTTACTCAATGCAGAAGCACCATCAGTTCCTGAAGTACCAGTCGATCCTGAAGAACCAGATGTACCTGAAGTATCACTTAAAGCAGATTGACCATCAGTACCTGAGGTACCCGATGTACCAGCTGTTGCTGAAGAACCAGACAATCTTGATAAACCTGAAGTACCATTTGTACCTGAAGTAGCAGAAGAACCAGACGATGCCGAAGTTCCTGAGGAAGCTGAAGCTCCTGAAGAACCAGCTGATCCAGCTGAACCTGATGTTCCAGCTGTTGCTGAAGAACCACTTGAAGCACTTAAACCTGAAGATCCAGCTGTTCCTGAGGTAGCCGAACTACCTGAAGTTGCTGAAGATCCGCTTAATGCACTTAAACCACTCGTACCATTTGTACCTGAAGTAGCTGAACTACCAGACGATGCTGATGTTCCTGAAGATGCCGAAGCTCCTGAAGAACCTGATGATCCCGTAGAACCTGCGGTTCCTGATGTTGCTGAACTACCAGAACTTGCACTCAACCCTGATGAACCTGCGGTTCCAGAAGTTGCTGAAGATCCTGATGTTGCTGAACTACCACTATTTGAAGATAATCCTGATGTACCGTTTGTACCTGATGTAGCTGAGCTACCTGATGTACCTGATGAACCAGAACTATTACTATTTCCACTCGAACCTGCGGTCCCTGAAGAAGCTGAACTTCCTGAAGAACCTGATGTACCGCTAGTCGCAGATGATCCACTTGTAGCAGATGATCCCGAATTAGCAGCCAATCCTGAGGTACCATTTGTACCTGAAGTTGCTGATGAACCAGATGATGCCGAAGTTCCTGAAGAAGCTGAAGCACCTGAAGAACCATTAGAACCAGTTGAACCTGATGTACCGCTTGACGCTGATGTACCTGAAGAAGCGCTTAAACCTGAACTTCCAGCTGTTCCTGACGTAGCAGAGCTACCTGAAGTTGCTGAAGAACCACTATTTGAACTCAATCCCGAAGTACCGTTTGTTCCACTTGTAGCAGAAGAACCAGAACTTGCAGATGTACCTGAAGAAGCTGAAGCGCCTGAAAAACCAGCTGATCCACTTGTACCTGAAGTACCTGAAGAAGCTGAACTTCCAGATGATGCACTTAAACCAGAACTTCCAGCCGTTCCTGAGGTAGCGGAGCTACCTGAAGTTGCTGAAGAACCCGAGTTAGCGGCCAACCCTGATGTACCATTTGTACCTGAAGTAGCTGAACTACCAGACGATGCTGATGTTCCTGAAGAAGCTGACGCACCACTTGACCCAGCTGAACCTGAAGATCCTGAGGTCGCAGAAGTTCCTGAAGAACCAGCTGAACCCGAACTACCTGAATTAGCAGCTAAACCTGAAGTACCATTTGTACCTGAAGTAGCTGAACTACCAGACGATGCTGATGTTCCTGAAGAAGCGGAAGCCCCTGATGAACCAACAGAACCTGTTGAACCTGAAGTTCCACTTGTTGCTGAAGACCCAGCAGAAGAACTTAAACCTGAAGATCCAGCCGTACCACTTGTAGCAGAGCTACCTGAAGTTGCTGATGAACCACTATTACCTGATAAACCACCAGTACCATTTGTTCCTGAAGAACCAGAAGATCCTGATGTAGCTGAAATAGCTGAAATACCATCAGCACCATCAACCCCACTTGAACCTGAAGTTCCTGATGAACCAGATGTTTTACTTGAACCAGCTAAACCACTTGTACCTGTTGTACCCGAAGTTGCTGATGAACCACTTGTTGCTGAAGACCCTGAATTAGCTGATAAACCACTTGTACCAGCTGTTCCTGAAGTTGCAGATGAACCAGATGATGCTGATGTTCCTGAAGATGCTGATGCCCCTGATGAACCTGATGTACCAGCTGTTCCACTTGTAGCTGAAGAACCTGATGTTGCAGATGTACCTGAAGAAGCTGAAGCTCCACTTGAACCTGCCGAACCACTAGTTGCAGATGTACCTGAAGAAGCTGAACTTCCAGATGATGCACTTAAACCAGAACTTCCAGCCGTTCCTGACGTTGCAGACGAACCAGAAGAAGCCGAAGAACCCGAATTAGCAGCTAAACCTGAGGTACCGTTTGTACCTGAAGTTGCTGATGATCCTGATGTAGCTGAACTACCGCTTAAAGCAGAAGCCCCACTTGTACCTGATGAACCTGAACTACCTGATGTAGCTGAAGTACCTGAAGTTGCTGATGAACCACTATTTGCACTCAAACCTGAGGTACCGTTTGTACCTGAAGTCGCTGACGAACCCGATGATGCACTTAAGCCTGAAGAACCAACCGTACCACTTGTTGCAGAGCTGCCTGAAGAAGCTGACGCTCCTGATGAACCATTAGAACCTGAAGTAGCAGAGCTGCCTGAAGTTGCTGATGATCCTGAGTTTGCTGATAAACCAGAAGTACCATTTGTACCTGTAGAACCAGCTGTTCCTGAAGAACCTGAAAATTGACTTAAACCTGACGCACCAGCAGTACCATTTGTACCAGTTGATCCTGAAGAACCGCTTGATCCAGATGTTCCTGAAGTTGATGATAAATTACTATCCCCACCAATACCTGATGTTCCAGTTGAACCCGAACTACCTGAGGTCCCTGATGTTGATGATAAATTACTTTCACCATCTATACCTGAAGTACCATTTGATCCACTTGACCCTGATGTACCTGAAGAAGAACTATCACCACTTATACCTGAGGTTCCATTGGAGCCGTCAGCTCCTGAAGAACCGTTTGTTCCAGTTGAACCTGATTCACCTGACAATCCAGATGTACCATAAGACCCATCATTTCCTGAAGATCCATCAGACCCAGTTGACCCAGACGTACCTGATTGACCAGATGTGCCATAAGACCCATCATTTCCTGAAGATCCATCAGACCCAGTTGATCCTGATTCACCTGACAATCCAGATGTACCAAAAGAACCATCAACACCTGATAAACCCGATGTACCGTCTGATCCAGAGACACCTGAAACACCGTTAACACCATTTAAACCTGAAGAACCATCACTACCATTTGAACCTGACTCCCCACTTCGACCATTTGAACCAAAGGAACCATAAACTCCTGAAGAACCATCTGTTCCATTACTACCAGATTCACCTGAAACACCTGAAGTCCCATTGGAACCATTATTTCCTGAAGATCCATCGGATCCTGTAGAACCACTTTCACCACTTAAACCTGAAGTTCCAAAACTACCATCATTTCCTGAAGAACCGTCAGTACCTGTACTACCAGATTCCCCTGATTGACCAGATGTTCCGAAAGAACCATCTAAACCACTCGATCCGTCTGTTCCAGTTGACCCAGATTCACCACTTATACCTGAGGTTCCGTTGGAACCATTATTACCACTACTACCATCTGTACCTGTTGAACCAGATTCACCAGATTGACCTGAAGTTCCAAAGGAACCATCGTTTCCTGAAGATCCATAAGTACCATTTGATCCAGATTCACCACTTATACCTGAGGTTCCGTTGGAACCTGAAACACCTGATGTACCATCAACACCATCAACACCATCAACACCATTTGTACCACTTGATCCTGATTCTCCGCTTATACCTGAAGTTCCGTTGGAACCATTATTACCACTAATACCATCTGTACCAGTTGATCCGCTTTCACCAGATTGACCACTTGTACCAAAACTACCATCGTTTCCTGAAGATCCATCGGATCCAGTTGAACCAGACGTACCAGATTGACCTGAAGTTCCAAAACTACCGTCAGCTCCTGAAGAACCATCTGAACCTGTTGATCCAGACTCACCTGACAACCCTGAAGTTCCAAAACTACCATCAACACCT